ATGTATAGGAGGTTAGGAATGAATAACATTAGTACCACAAAGGTAAGTCCAATATTTGGAGCTATCCGAATATCAGGAACGAAAGAAAAACCTATGTTTTGTCTTTCTGATGTTTGCAGGGCATTGGATATTAAAAATTCACGTGACTGCAAAACAAGACTTTATCAAGACGGTGTCGTTTTAACCGACGGGGTCTCTGAAACAACAAATCAGTATGGAGTTACGACTTCACAGAAAGTACAACTTACTTATATAAATGAAGCTAATTTTTATAAGTGTGTGTTTATGTCTCGTAAGTCAAATGCCGAAGATTTTCAAAAGTGGGTATTTGATGAGGTTCTTCCAAGCATCAGAATGGATGGCGGATATATGGTCGCTAAAGACAATGAGTCCGAAGAGGATTTGATGGCGAGGGCTCTTGTTGTTGCACAAGCGACTCTTAAAAGAAGAGAAGAGCGTATCAAGCAACTCGAACAGAAATCCAAGGATGATGAGCCTTATACTGTATTCGGAAGAGCAATGACCATTGCAAAAGAAGGGTGCCTTCTCGGAGAGTTCGCTAAAATTCTTACACAGAATGGTATTAAGATAGGACAGAATAATCTCTTTAGGTGGATGCGAGATAACAATTATCTTTGCAAAACTGGAGAAAAATGGAATTTACCTCTTCAGCGATACACGGAACAAGAATTGTTTGTCGTTAAGCCGGACTATCGAAAGGGAAAAGATGGAGAGCTTATACAAGTCTTCACTACGAAGATTACAGGCAAGGGACAGATGTACTTTATAAATAAGTTTCTTGAAAATCCAGACTTGCTTGACGGATATTATAATGGTAATAAAAAGAAGTAAAATATGACACAAGAAGAAATTAATGATAAATTCATCAAGGAAAACCATTGCGAGAAATATCTTGCAAGGGATGTTTCAAAATTCAATCCTGACGTGTCTTATGAAGTTCTGACTACAACGGGTTTTTGTGTTGATGAAAAAAAGAACCCAACTGAAGTTGGGGATGATTTAGTTTGTGTTACTATCTATGATAGTGATGAAAACGAGGAACTTGACGGAGCATCGATATTACTCAGTCGCAAAGAAACTCTTTCTCTGATAGAGAAGTTGGCGAAAGCTGCTAGTTTGTTACGTAAAGAACATACAGACTAGACCTATGCCAAGCAAGAATCGAAGTAAGGTCGGTATCGACGTGGTGGAGAAAATCATCTCGTTGAAGGAAGTAGACCAGGAATTCCTGACCAATAAGACAATCCTGGCATACCTTGGCGGTGTTAGCAAGGAATACATAAAAGATTTGAGAGAATCGGGTGTTCTGCCTTACTATAAGGTGCGAAACACCATATTCTATAAGGTCTCTGATGTTCGAAAGATGGTAGAAAAGAATAGGATCATCTGCTAGCATTGGAAATAAGATGAATATTGGTATGGTTAAAGTTATAGATTTGTTTCATTTGCTCGTGAGAGTATGATTGTTAGTTATTAGTTATTTGGGTTTTATCTACAGCGGTAGATACTTTGGGGCGATGTCTGTTCGTTTAGCTTCTTTCGCCCCAAATCAGACTGAGTAGCTCAGTTGAATAGAGCAGGTTGATTCCTAATCACCGGGTCGCGAGTTTGAGCCTCGCCTCAGTCACACTCTTTTTTTTTAGTTCCGTTTAGTAGTTGAATTCCTCTCTGACGGCGCAAAGGTAAGTCCTTATACCTTATAAAGTAGGTCGTTCGGGCAGCGACAATCTTGCGTCAGATGAGAGTTTCTATGAACGGACATGAAAGAATTGTTCTTTGACATATTGATGCACAGAAATAGTATGCGTGGAAAAGAAGTAACTGGAGAGCATCAATGGATGCCGTGACCTGGCGAAAGGACGCACGACATACGAAAATCCAGCTAATCTGCATCAAGTAAGCAGACGGACTACACCGGAATGAAGAATTGTCGGTGCAAGCACTGCTCAAAACGTTGCAGTCTGGTGAACATGGAAAAGTTCTGAAAATCCAAAAAGAGGATTTATCTTCATCATTCATATAACAACTCAGAGGCTAGTAGTGTAACTGATGCACGGCGATAACAAAATGATACCGATCTTATCATCGCAAGAGGTTCTTCGTTGAGCCCTAGCCTCCAACGTATAATTCATTGTATTCAAATTTATTCAATTAAAAATGCAGCTCGTCTGTGAAGATAGGCTGCACACATCGCAGGTTGGAGCAGTTGGTAGCTCGCTAGGTTCATGACCTAGAGGTCACAGATTCGAGTTCTGTACCTGCCACAAATGTTTATTTAAAGCTATAAATTGTTTATATGTGAAAAGATTGTTTCTTGCGTATCTGGTCTGAGAAGATAGGGTACGTCTATCTCTTTTAGAAGGAATTATTTTTTATTTCTGGGGAGAGTAGCTCAGTAGTAGAGCGCCGGGGGAAGTGTCCTTGGAGGTCGATGGTGCGAATCCATCCTCTCAGACCAATTTTCTTTCGTTTTTCAAGATTTTTGATTGGTTAACTTATGCGTCGCCCAGTAGCTCAACTGCATAGAGCCGTGGTACTATCCGCGAGGTTGGGAGTTGGAGTCTCCCCTGGGCTTCCCGAGTAGGTAAAATTCTAAAAATATTTTTGCTTTAGCTGACAGCGATCAGCACACTCTTATAAATTATTCATATTTTTTTGAGTATTAAATCCTCTTGCCTGTGAAGGTAGGAGGCACAAGCCGCATTAGCTCAGTTGGTCAGAGCGGTCTAAGGTACAGACAGGTCGTAGGTTCGAGTCCTGCATGTGGCTCACTTAATTGTGAGTGCCATAAATTATTAGTTTTTGATTATCTTTGGGAGTGAGGGAGTCAATTCTTCCTCCTCCCTTTAACATTGACTTCTACTCCATATCACAATAACCACGTGCAATCACCTCTCCTGCCTTGCGTGGTTGGCTAAACGGAGAGGTTTTACTATAGATGAAAGTTAAAAACATAATAAGAATCAGTAAGGAAAACATTAATGCTCTTCGGAATCTGGAATGCGTTGAAAGCATAGAACAGAACGGAAGGGATATTACTGTTCGCATTAAACCGAAATATACGGATGGTAGACTTGAAGCCAGAAAGGGTGAATATCTTATTCAGTGGGGTAATAAAATGTGGCAGAGGTATGGCTCTGATGCTATCAATCTGCTTTCTAAAAATCCCGGAGCGGAGGCCGGCAAGACATGGGACGCGTAGGTTCAAAGAAGTATTACGCTCCTGACGGGAACGAATACGATTCAAGAGAGGAGTATCTGTACTTGCAGACCATCCTTGATGATCCTGGCATAAGATGCATACACAGACAGGTAACCATCACGGCAATCAATCCGGTATGGATGCTGAAACCAAAGCAACTTAAGACTAAGGTCAAGTATGAGAGAAGGTCATTGCTTTACGGCCACAACTATACTGCCGACTTCGTTTACCGGGAAGGCGAGAAGATTGTGATATGTGATGTCAAGAGCCTCTACACATCAAAGCTCAGAGAGTTCTCGATAACGACCAAGGCTGTCGTAGCAAGACTTATCGCTCACAACAAGAAACGTCACAACGGCGAGTCTGTCGTTATATTCCGTAAGGCTATCAAGGTAAATAAGAACGAGTGGAAAATCGTTGATTATCCACCGTCCGATTGCTATATAATATAATAAGGTATAAAACAAGAAGATATGGTTATTATTATCAATAGTCTCATAGCAACAGTAGCTATGTTCGCTGCATGCGCATTCGTCGCACATCTCCTTGGTTGGGACCAGGAAGACTAGTAGTTAAATTATAAATATTTTAAATTATGGACAAAGACAAAATTATCGTCAGTGTAGTAATTGACAAGCAGGCTCTTGTTGACAGAGCATTCGACATCTCGAAGAATCCTTCTGAGTTCAATGAAATCGAGAAGGTTATCGACGGCAAAAACCAGTTTACTCGTGATATCGACGAGATTGATGATGAGGGCAAGAAGGAGAATAATACGAACCTTTTCGCCGGCATCGCATTGGACATCATTCTCAGTGAGAACCCGGAACTGGCAATCACCAAGCGCCTCAATTCGCTTGAGGACAAGAAGAACTCTTTCCTCGCTAGGATGAAAAAGCTCGACGAACTCAAGGAAAAAGTGAAAAACGGAGAGGCGCCTGGCGTTGAAGGTATCCGTGAGTTGTTGAAAATAATGGAGGAGGACGTGTAATGGGTGTAGTGTCAAAGTACGGAAACCTGTATGATGTCAAGAAGAACATCATCTGCCACGCTCCTGTCACTTCTTCACATTTCGAACGTATTTTGAAGAAGGACAATTTGCTTCCTATGATGAATGGCGTAACAACACCAGCATTGTTCGGAATTCACGCGGACAAGAAATTTAAGCGTGGACGCTGGCGCCGAGTATTAACACATTAATTTGTATAACAATGGCAAAAGAAAAAGCAACTATTTCTGCAACACTAGGTCACGAGTATGAGGACCTGGATGAACGTGAGGACTTCCTCGCCAACAACGCTGACTCCGTTGAGAAAATGGAGTTCATCAAGCGATTCAACTCTGATGAGCTGATGAAGAAGAAGGACCTGTTCGCTCTTCAGTCTGCACGGGCATCTGACATCGAAGAGGAAATCAAGGATTTCCGTGAGCAGAAAAAGGCAGAGCTGAAGCCTATCAAGGAAGAGATCTCTTCTCTCCTTAAGGAAATCAAGCAGAAGGGTAGCATGGTTAACGAGAAGGTTTACAAGTTCGTTGACCGTGAAGCAAAGATGACTGCCTTCTATGATAAGGAGGGTAATCTTGTTTCTTCCCGTCCGGCAACACGTGACGAACTCCCTAGCAATGTATACTCAATTAACCGTGATAAGCAGGCTATGTAGTCTGCTTTCACTTTGTTTTAACTTTTAGACATTTTATAAAATGGACAATGAAAAAATGCAAGTAAATTTTGCTCCTGGGCAGACTTCTGCGGAGCTTGTTATCCGTGAGGTAGGTAACGAGAACCCTTATAAGCTTCCTGCAAAGGAGCCTCTTAATCTTCAGGTAGACGGTGTTATTACCTGTATCTATGCCTTCCTTGAGAAGCGTTGGAGTACAGAGCAGATTGACAAAGAGCATACGCATATCCTGGTTAATCGAGAGAAGCTCGTTGTTACTCTTGTTACAAACGAGAATGATGAGCGCACTACACAGACAATTATCGGCTCTATTCAGCTGTCTCGTCAGTTTACGGGATTTCATATCAATGACGGTCAGTTGTGGAAACCGGTACAGCTTGGTGACTTTTTCCGACTCAACCGTTCTTTCTTCGAGACGAAGGAGAAGAACATGGAACTCGTCAATCTCCTCAAGAGCTTCTCGGCGAAGGTTCAGACAACAATCAAGAAGGAATACAGCGACAATGGTTCCGTGACTGACAACTATGAGAAGGCTGTAGACTCTAATCTTCCTCCATCGTTCACTATCAATATTCCTATTTTCAAGGGCGCAGAGCCTGAGAAGCTTTCAATTGAGACTATCGCTCACGTCGAAGGCAACATGGCATTACTGACGCTTATCTCTGCTGATGCAGAATGTATCATCGAAGAATCCCGCGACAAGATCATCAATACGGAGCTTGACAAGATTCGTAAGCTCTGTCCTGAGATTCCTATTATGGAAGTGTAATGACAGAAATAGATAACAGAATAGCAAAAATGCCCGCCAAGATGGCCTTTGCTGTACTTGACTTGCGTAAGGTACATGCGTGCCTCATGGAACTTCCACGAAGCAAGTCGGTACAGCTGGCCAAAAAGGCGGCATACCTCAACTACATTGAAGGTGAGGGTAGAAAACTCGGTAAGGTTCCACTTCATTATGAACGCCTTAATGAAAAGGGCGAAAGCGTGACGGTGGAAACTTACTTCAGATATTTAGATAGAATACATTAATCATTCCCGGTATGGCAAACAGTAGATTCGCTCTCCACTATAAGAGGAGTTGTCACGATTGTATCTTCCTTCAGATTTGTACTGATCATAACGCAAGCTACAATGGAGATTACGTTTGCAAAGACTGGGAATGGAAGTATCAGTGATTAGTTTTTAAATTTTAAGCAAAAAATGAGTAATACACAAGTTGCGACACAACAAAACAATATGTCGCTTGGTGAGTTAATGCACTCACCTGCTGTAGTCGGAAAGCTCAACGAAGTGTGGAGTAGCCCTCAGATGGCAAATAGCTTCATGAGTTCGGTTATCAGCGTTGCTAACGGAAATCCGCAGCTGCGAAAGGCTCAGCCAATGAGTATCATCGGTGCTGCTATGGTTGCCGCTACGATGCAGTTACAGGTCATCCCTACCTTAGGGCAGGCTTATCTTATTCCTTACGGCTCGCAGTGTCAACTTCAGGTGGGATACCTCGGAATCTTACAGCTCTGTCAGCGAAGCGGTCAGTTCAAGAAGATTCTTGCAGCTCCTGTTCATGAAGGAGAATACGTCTCCGGAGATGAGTTCGATGAAGACTATGTATTCGATAAGAAGAAGAAAACTTCTGATAAGATTATCGGATATATGGCAAAATTCGAGCTTCTGAACGGATTTACAAAGGTTGCATATTGGGATATCGCCAAGGTCAAGGCGCACGCTACAAAGTTCTCTCAGGCATTCCGTGCCGGCTACAATTCTCCTTGGAAGTCTGATTTCGACGCTATGGCACAGAAGACAGTACTTAAGTCTATCCTTAAATATGCGCCTAAGTCTGTGGAGATGCAGAGAGCTATCACATTCGATCAGTCAGTAGTTAACACAAATGCTTCTGATATTCAAGACCTTGATATCGACGCTTTTGCTCCAGAGTATGTTGATAACATCGAGAGCGAGAAGAAGGAGAATATTGCTGCAAAGGCTGCCGAAGCTGCCAAGGCTGATGCCGCCAAGAAGGAGGAACAGAAATGAGTGTAGAGGTTTGGAAAGATGTCGTAGGATATGAGGATAGATACCAAGTGTCTAACATGGGAAGGGTTCGTTCAAAAGATATTGTTCTACATAAGTCTGATGGTAAAACTGAGTTTCGTAAAGGAAGAATAGTTAAATTGGAGCTAACCAAGACTGGTTATCTCCAATATCTGTTTAGTAACGGAACTGACAATCCTCGTAAACTTATGCGAATTCATCGTGTCGTTGCTATGGCATTTATCCCAAACCCTGAGAACAAACCAAATATAGACCATATAAACACGATACGCAACGATAACCGTGTCGAAAATCTTAGATGGTGTACGCAGTCTGAGAACAATAGAAACCTTATAACAATGACGAGATATAGAAAGAAAGGCGAATACACCCATTCTAAAGAAACTCGTATAAAAATAGGTTTAGCAGGATTAGGAAGGAAAGCGAGCGAAAAGACTATAGAAAAAATGCACTTGAAGGGACACGAGGTAGCTATGTTTGATAAAACTGGCAAATTTATTCGGTTCTTTAGAAGCCCATATTTTGCAGAGTTGGAAATAGGGTGTTGTAAACAACACATTATAGCTTGTTGTAATCAAAAACGCAAAGCTACTGGAGGTTTCATGTGGAGGTGGAGAGAAAAATGGAATGGAAAACCAATCGAACCTTTTCGCATATCAAAGCCTATAAATAGAAAGAAACCAACTTTTCCTAAAGATTGGTATGACAAGATGAAGAATCTTGGAAAGAAACATAGTAAAAAAGTTTATGTTTACCAAACTGATGGAACTTTCGTTTGCGAATGTTGCTCAACTGGCGATGCCGCTAAGAAATTTGAAACAGATTCTGGTGCTGTTAGTCGTGTATGTAATGGAAAAATAAAATTTTCAAAAGGTTATAAATTTAGTTATACAAAATTATGATAACAGACAGTATTTCACAACGTTCAACAGAATGGTTTAGGATGCGAATGGGAAATTTTCAGGTAGCCGCATTTCTGAATTAATGAAATGCGGCAGAAAAAAAGATGATTTATGGAGTGATACAGCCAAATCATATCTTTATCAGGTTGCAGGCGAACGTATTTTTAACAAAGACTTCTTGAATGATGACGGAATCTTTCAAGATTATATCGACCAAGTATCTGTAAACACCAAGGCAATGCAGTGGGGTGCTGATATGGAAGACCAAGCAAAGGCTTGTTTCTGCCAACTTCCACAAAACGAAGGAATAGAGATAGCAGATGTTTCTTCTTGCAAGCACGATACAATCCCTTACTTCGCGGCTTCCCCTGATGGTGCAATCTATAGTCGTGATGGTAGCGATATTAAGATTATTGAGGTTAAATGCCCTAACATCAATACTTATATGAAATATCGCACGCTTATCCACGATGCTGCTTCGCTCAAAGAAGTTGAGCCTAAGTACTACTGGCAGATGATGGCAGAAATGAGCTGTACTGGTGCTACTAGCGGTATCTTTATTACATACTGCCCTTGGTTGTCTAAGCCTATTCATTGGGCTGAGATTGAGAGAAATGGAGACGATGTAAAGCTTATGGAAGACAGAGTAATACTCGCAAACGATTTTATTAACGAAATCATAAATAATTAAATGGCAGACATAACAGGAAAAATTATAGCGGTGTTGCCGACAAAAAGCGGAACATCTGCTAGGGGAACACAATGGAGTTCACAAACTGCGGTCATCGAAACACACGAGCAGTACCCTAAGAGGGTTGCTTTTGATGTACTTGGTGACAAGATAACAGAGTTCAACTTGCAGGTTGGCGAGGAAGTGACAGTATCATTTGATATCAATGCCCGTGAGTACAACGGAAAATGGTGGAACTCAGTGAATGCTTGGCAGGTCGTTCGTCAGAGCGGTCAGCAGGCTCCTATGCAGGGCGGCTACAATATGAATCCTCAGACTGGCGCCCAGACAGCACAAGCAGCGCAACAAGCAGCTATGGCCGGAGCACCAAACCCGATGAATCCAAACAATCCGTTTCCACCGGCACAGCAGCCAGGAGCACCGGCAGGACAATCTGATCAACTCCCGTTTTAGCCTTACTGGCAAGCTGAATCTGATTAAAGATACATTCAATGCTGAAATAGTATGATGTATAATACCAAGAATCCTCTTGAAGTGCAGAATCTCAGACTGAAGATAGAGAAGCTGATTGAGAAGCAGAGTATGGTAGAGGTCGTGGAAAAGAAGGCGAAAACGCTTCAACAGTTGAAGTACCTTCACACGATACTCGCTTACTTCGGATTGCAGACCGGCAACACTCTAGATGAAGTCAAGACCTGTTACTTCAAGAGGATTGTTAATAGAGACTTGTTTGTGCGACAAAAGCACGATGATCTGCTCGGAACAGACAGGGAATACGTAATATCGACCGCAAAGCTTACGAAAGAAGAGCTGTCTGAGGCTATCGAACGTTTCAGAAACTGGTCTAGCAACATAGCCGGCATATATATTCCTTCTTCTGAGGAGTACATCGCGCTTCTGCACATCGAACATGATATTCAGAATTCCAAACAATATTTATAAACAATGATGTTACCTAAAGAAATAAGACAGAAGTCAAGTGAGCTTTTCCCGAATAACCTGGAAAAGCAGAAAATCTTTTGTATGGGTGCTGCGTTCTCGTTAGGCAAAGATTTATCAGACTTTGAGGAAGAAGGGCAGCAAGAGGAGATTTACCCTTGCCAAGAAGCTCTTGAAATGTGGCTTGCATACAAGAAAGAAAAACGTCAGACTTACAAGCCACGAGGGTTAGAAGCTCTTAAAAAGAAACTCCTACAGTTATCGAGCGGAAATCCAGAATACGCAAAGGTTATCGTTGAGTATTCCATGGGCAACAACTACACCGGGTTGTTCGCTCCTAAAAACAATTACGCAAATAGTTATGAACAACAGCAACGAACTTTCAACAAGATTAATTCAATCCTTGCCGACTGAATGCAAGCAAGCGGTGGAAAAATACGGTGGACAATATGCGCTATTCCTGGACAAATATCCTACCTTGCAAAATCGAACAGATGCAATTACATCTGTATATGATTCTGTAGCTAGAGGCGGTATGTCGTTAGTTAGTATTGATAAGTACTTCAAAGATGGCGCAAGCGAGTTTTGGATTAAGATAATGCTTATTGACTTGTTTATGGTTATTGGTGCTATTGATTCGACCACTCCTTATCAGTTCAAGGCTATGGCACAGCGTATCAGACAAGAATACTATCACCTTACGCCTAGTGAGCTTACTAGATTCTTCTACGAGTTTTCTATGGGTGAGTATGGCGAAATCTATGTAGGAAAGACAGTAAATCCTCAAAAACTTTTTATTGCTCTCGAAAAATACATGTGTAAGCTCTATGAAAAGAGAGCTGAAATTGATTCTCAGAAGTTAGCTGAGAAACAGAAAAAAGAATATGAGGAATCAAAAAAGAATGCAATATCCTACGAAGAACATTGCCGCTTAAATGGTGTTGATCCGAAAGAATCCCCTCTTGAAAAGCTAAAACAAAAACTTGAAAAAGAATCAAAACGAGGCAAAAATGGCAGACGTAAGTAAAATGGCAGAGGAATGGCTCAGTGAGCATCCTGATGCGACAAAGAAAGAAATATGGTTAGCCGGTTATTGGCAATCTACCGATAACTGGTGCAACCGATCCAAATAATTTTAGAATTATGGCAGAAAGAAAAGTGAAACCAGAAATCATGCATTTGATGATTCTTGATAACTGTGACCACAAATGCAATCTATGTTGTAATAAAATGTACGATATAGACAAAATTCCTGTAGCTACAGTAGAAGAAATGAAAACAGTTCATACCGTTTGTATTACTGGTGGCGAGCCGTTTATGAGCAATATTAACATCGATAGATTTGCTTTAAACCTTAAAAAACAATTTCCAAATGTCGAAAATGTATACGTTTATACATCTGGTAGCGCATTTGTGTTTAACATCAACAACTTTGGATATAATTTTTTGGATGGCATCAACTTTGCGCCAAAGACAAAGGGAGATTGGGAACAGCTTAAATACGCATCGGCACATCTTCGTGAAGACATAAGAGAAAGCATCCGTACAAGGAAGAGTAATCGTCTATATGTTTTCAAAGAGCATGTTGACTTGTTTGAGAATAATTATAAATACATCGCCAAGAAACTGAATCTCAATGTTCTTTACAGAACATGGGATAAGGAGTTTAAAACTCCTGATAATGAGATTTTCAGAAGATTACCAATATTTTTAAATTAGTTGATTATGGTAGAAAGCAAAGGTAAAATCGCAGAAGTTACTAACGCAACAACCAAGCAGGCGGTAGTGTTCATAGGTGTTTATTCTTTGGTTATCCTGAGAAATATAGGAAGAGCAATCAATAAGGCAGTTCACAAGCAGCCTTGGTTGTTCATCGTGGTAACGGTAGTAATCTCATTTATCGTCAGCTTTATCTTTATCTCTAAAGCAAGGGCAGAGCGAGATAACTACAATCAAAAACTAGTTCACGCAACACAGCAGCTTGATAGCTATATGGCTGCATACGGAAACATTAAATCAAAGTAAATATGAAGAGATACAAACATACAATAGTGATGATCCTGCTTATCATCGCAGCAATTATCGCAGGTTACGGGTTCATCTGCTTTATGGTCGAACACATTTTCCTTTCGCTTCTGATGCTCTTCTGTATCAGTTGTGCATTGGCAGTAAAGAAGGAGGTGTAGGAATGTCGGCATATAATTTCACACCCAAAGGAGCATTCTTCATCAACTACAAGGAGCCTGACAGGGAAACAGTAGACCATATCACTTCGCTCTATTACCTCATTATCGGTTCTCTCGCTACAATCACACAGACGGCAATAAAAGACTTGCACGACAATCTCAGTGAGAGGAAGGACCTGTTTAAGCATGAACTTAAGTATCGCATAAAGGAGGCATTCTCCCGTTCTGAGACTCTTATAGGTATATTCAAGAAGTATACTACCGAGATTTCGCAGTATGAACTCTGGCTTGATATTACAGACAGCATGGAGGAAGACCTGAAGATTGACATACAGAGACTCTTCTATACGACAGACAACATTCTTCTGAAAAACAACATCAAGGAACACAAGCTTCAGGCGTATGCATGCGTAGCCTACAACCTGTCAATCATGCTGCACGATATGTGTACGAAGTTTGATGACGTTATGAGTGAACGTGGCATCAGTTCCGGCAGCATAAGACCTTGCGGAGAATTCATACAGTCTATGTATGGCATGTATGCCTCGATGAGAGAGGTTGCCAGGATCCTTATACCTGATAAGGATGCTGAATACTTCAAGGAAGGCGGTCAGATTTACAGGGCTTTGCAGGTGGTTGCAATGAAGGTATGCAATCCGGAAAGGATAGACAACGCTGCCGACGAAGGACTGAAGCTTAATGGCGTTGACTACCATGGTGAAGAACACCAGAATAACGCATTCCTACCTTGGAATGGCATCCAGGTTAACTTCCTGTCACGCAACTTTGACAAGATTTCTGATGAAGAACTTGCAAAGGCTCTAGGACGATCTGTTGGTGCAGTAAAGGCAAAAATGAGACAACTTAAACTAAAAAGAACGGAATAGTATGAGTGGAGGCGCATTTGATTATGCTCAGTACAGAATTGCTGACATATACACGGAAATAGAGGATGAAATCTACGGACATTCTCTTGATGATGAATTTGACGTAAATCGGTATATTGAAGATCATTGGTTAGAGGATTCCAAGAAAGAATACGTTCGTAAGCATTATCATACGATACCAAACCGTAGCGAGTATTCTAAGGAAACCATCAAGGAGTTCAAGAAAGGTATAGCTCTACTAAAGAAAGCCGAGGTTTACGCACAGCGCATTGACTGGTTACTTAGTGGCGATGATGGCGAAGATAGCTTTCATAAGCGTTTGAAACACGACTTGGAAGAATTAAAACGTAAAAAACAATAGCTTATGGGAGATTTACCTATTGGCGCAGAGGTCACATTGAAGGTGGTTGAGACCGAGAAACCTGATTGTACTGGTTGTTTCTTTGATGAGATTATAAGCTGTATCAATATAGACATGTGCAATCGAATCAAGTGCGCCTCAAATGAGCGCAAAGACGGAAAGAATGTTCAATTCAAAAGAGTGAAGTAATATGGAAGTAAAGATTAATGTAGCGGAAATCCTAAAGGATAAGCCGCAAGGAACTAAGTTGTATGACTGGTTGCATAATATAGATGTAGAGTTAGATACTATCAGTACTACAGATACAGAAACAGTAGTCTGGTGTACGAATGAGACTAATAATAATACTACTTGCCATCGTGGTTATTCCGAATTTGGTACAGAAAGAGGTTATCCTGATGGTTTACAGATTCTCTTTCCTTCTAAGGAAATGCGTGATTGGGCAAAGTTTTCTTGGAAGAAGGGCGATGTACTTATCAGTGATTGTGGATTTGTGTGCATCTTCAAAGAATGGGCATCTGATGACTATACAAGGTTCAACGGATGTTATTTTGATGGCATGCCAAATGCAGAAACAGCTAAGTTTGACAAGTTAGATAACAATACTGCCTATGGTTATATAAGAGAGATTGAGAATAGATGTGGCGGTAAGTTAAATCTTGAAACTTTGAAGATTGAAAAGCAGCTTGAGTTCAAGGATAAGGCTTGGGATGCTGAGAAGAAGCAGATTGTGGATATTAAAAAAGAACTCCAATTCAAGCTTTTTGAGAAAGTATTAGTTAGAGATAGTTATGATGATATGTGGAGAGCAAGTTTCTTTAGTCATATTAAAGAAGATGATGGAAGATATGTAACTACATGTATTACTTGGAGATTCTGCATTCCTTACGAAGGCAATGAGCATCTTTTAGGTACGACAGATAATTTTGAATAATACAACTTCCACGACACAGAATGAGCGAAAGTAAGTTAAGGCTTTATGCCCATATACCTTCTTAGCCCCAGAACAATACTGGTCGTGGAAGTCATTATAAAACTTAATAATATGATAGATAAGAGAATAGAAGAAGCTGCTAATAAGCATATTGAGACAGAGTATGCTAGGTACAATAGTGGCGAGGTTGAGGAAGAAATGATTTGTCTTAGGGGCAAAGATAGCTTCAAAGAAGGTGCTAATTGGGCTATCAACGAGTTCTTGAAGAACTTGTGGCATCATGCTAATAAGATACCGAAAAAATTTAATCATTACGGATTTGCTGCTTTATATATATTGCAATACAATCATCAAATTAGAATGGTACTTTATGATAAGGACAATATGAGTTGGAAGAATGTAATTAGTAACAGTGAATATTGGCTTTATGTTGACGATTTACTGCCAAAGCAGGAAGGAGGTGAGCAATGAAAGAGTATAAGATTGGAGAATGTTTCAATTACAATGGCAGAAAATTCATTGTTATTGAAGATGATATAGGAGACTGTTATAATTGTGCATTTTGTTGTAACAGGTGGTGCGCTAATAATACGTTGAAGTGTAAAAATCATGCTTGGAACATTTTGAATAGGCGACTAATTGATGATTGGTTTGAAAGAGAACGTTCTGACAATAAGTGTGTAATCTTTAAAGAAGTAAAGGAGTAAAGCGTATGAATGGATTATTATCAATAATTGGTATGAAAACAGAATTGGAATACCAAATGAATGATTTCCCTTTTGGTCTTCCACGTATTAGATTTAATGTTCCGAAAGGCAACATTCCTTCTGACAGACAGAAGTGTCAGCCAAAGGCACAGCATGAGTTCACCATCAAGGGTGTTAAGATTATGGCAGCTTCTAAGAAGGATGCTATAAAGAAGTTTAATCATCGTAAAAAGTAAAGAGATATGTTATACGAAGCAAAACAAGGTACAAAGGCTTATAAATACATTAAGAGTATTCTCGATGCAGAATTTGAAGAGCATCAAGCCTACATGAAAAGAGTAGAAGAAGCCGTAGGTTTCAAATTTGAAAAATATCAGGGCTATCAGCCTAACAGAACTCTCACAAGAGTGTACGAGATTACCGCTATATGGGTTCCTTCTGAGTGTTACGATACGTTAGATAAGAAGGTGTGGAAGAAGATAGACGGTGTAAAATTGGAGGACGGTTACTATATAGCTATTGCGCCTAACAAGCGTAGTAAGCAAGGTAAGGCAATAGCAGCAGTACTTACATCATATAAATCCTTTACTCATCATTTCCAGATATTGAAGGAACTGAATATCGAAGTTCCGTACGTCAGCCGATTCTCCATCACTCAGCTTCTCCGTCACAAAGACCGCATTTTCGCCTTCTTCGATGATGGCATCCGAGCAGAGAAATGTAACTCCGATTTCAAGGAAATCACGATGGGTGAATATGAGGATTTCGTTAATAAAAAGGACTAAGCGTATGGATAAGTTATATATTCCAGGAGATTTTGTAATGGTAAAGAAGTCAGCACTTCAATTTGCTAAAGATAAAATATTTAAAGTAATATCTTCATTGAGTGGTGGCTTTCTTAAGGTAGTCATGTTAAACGATAGTAGTACAACATACTCTATTAGTAATAATGCTATTCGTCCGATTCCTTTCACTCCAGAGATTCTAGAGAAGAATGGATGGAGAGAAGAAAAAGGTGATTATATTAATGATAACTATCATATAAAACTATGTGAGAAGATTGATGGTTACTCAGCCTATAAAGTAGTAAATGATACTATTGTATGGTTAAGAGACGTAAAAAGCGTTTCAAACTTACAGCACCTTCTCTTCGGTCTAGGACTTAACTCAGAAATGGAGGTGTAGTATGGCATTAGAAGTTGTAGTTTTAGATAAGGATGAATATAAGGCACTTATTGATAATCAAGCTGACGAAGATGAATTAGAGTATTTGAAAGCTTGCCAATATGCTTTAGAAAGTTTTAATAAAGTCAGAGGCTTATGCCCTAAGTGTAAAAAATCCGTTATAATAGATGGATGGGTATGTCCTTGTTGTGGGTATGATTCAAGTGGTGAAGGAGAATTATATAAATATGGTGATTAACGCCTTCGGGCATAAAAATATAATAAAATGCGTATAAGTGAATTTATTCAACAGCTTCAAGATGTTTACGATGAAGAGGGAGATATGGAAATTGCAATCAAGATAGATGATAACGACTTAGGTTCTGAACCTATTGTAGTGAAATCTACTGTTTATGAACAACTTTATATAGTTAATTCCTAACCGCCTTCTGGCATAAAAGATAGAATATGACAGTACAAGAATTAATTAACGAATTATCAAAGGTAGAGGATAAGACTATAGAAGTCAACTTCCCATATTCTCATGGTACACAAGAGAATGGGAACCCCATGAATGTTGATAGTGTATCAGTATTTGATGATTGTGTTGTGATTTATTAACCATCCTGCAAAGGATATAAATAGATAGAATTATGAAAGCAAGTGTTTTACTAAAGGCTTTAGAAGCCTATGGAGATTTAGATGTTTGTGTCATAAAGAAAACTGGTCCAATGGCATATAATGATACAGACCATCATAAGGCTGTAGATGCAAATGTATTTGCGATAATGGATAATAAAATTATTATCGCAGAGAAAGAAATAAGAATAGACTGAGTAACTAACCACCCTCTCCTGTAAAAGGGAGAGGGTAAAAAGAGAAGAGAATATAATTATGACTTTAATGAATTTACAGAAAGAAATTGTTTCTATGATTGCTAAGTGTGGTTCAGAAACTCTTGTTGTTAGAACAGACAGCCAGAGTTGGATAAGAGATATAAAATGTCTAAAGCACGCTAATATTGATGGTAGAGAAATGGTAATCATTGATTGAGGAGGAATAGATATGGATTTAGCAATATGTTTTGTGGCATTTGTTCTTATTGGAATAATGGTAAGTATTGACAATATAGCCAAAGAGCTTTCGAAAATAAGAAAAATATTAGAAGAAAAGGAGGAATAGTTATGTCTTGGTTAGCAGTAGATAAAGGTGGCTGTGAACATATTTTTGCAGAAAAACCTTGCAGAAATGAAAGTAATACATTATGGATTTGCTCTGTCGTTTTATATGGGCCGAGGTACGCAAATACCGGTTGCTGTTACCTTCCTAAAGGTAGTATTGAAATGCTCATCGGAAGGGAATTATCTTGGGATGATGAACCGGTAGAATTAAAATAAAAAGGGGTAGTTGCCGCTACCCCACAAATAGGAAATTTAATCGTCAACCCAAAAGGCTAGACAACCTCCGTGCTTAGGACGGATAATCTTACCATCCCTAACAACGTAAGGACGAAAGATTAGACGTTTCCCGTTTGTTTTTGAATCATTTGTCATAATCAAACAATGTTAAGTTCACTACCATTCGATAGCTGGAATACCGCAAAACCTCTAAACTGCGGTACACGAAAAAGCCCCTAAGCGGCAACTAAGGGGCTTTGTAAATCTCATTGCTGTTCCATTGTTTTATTTGTTAATGTTTGGCTAGAGGTTTACCTTAACAGAGTTTGATACTCTAAATGATTCGAGTGCAAAGGTAGTGATTATTTTAATAACAATAACAATAACAAAGTTAATAAATAGGGTGTCCAGTTCTGTGTTCCAGTTTTTAGTATCAAAAACAATGTAATAACCATCTAAGTCATTGATAATCATTCACTAAATAAACTATAATCTTGTGCGAATCTACATCAGACTTTTTGACAGTTAAATTTGTCTTATATTTTGTGCTTAATTTACTGATTTACAGTGTGCTAAGTTGCTAAAACATAATCAAAAACGAGAACATGGAACTGGACACCCTAGTTAATAAAGTAAAAACAACAGTCTATTTAGACTTTATATAAACATATAAATATGAAGATAGAAAGTATCAAATTCAAGGCTAAACGTCTTGACGGAAAAGGATGGGTTTGCGGATATTTCTACGAAGAGAATGGTAATACATACATCATTGAGAATCGTCAGAAAGAAAGCAAGTTAAACAGAAATCCCACTTATCAGGTTGACCCTTCTACCATCTGCCAGTTCACAGGGTTGAAAGACTGCAAAGACAATGAAATCTTTGAGAACGACCTAATACATTTCGTAGGTCATAAGCCTATGGGTACAGTAATTTGGTCAGAAGAGAACTATGCTTTTATGGTAGCCAGCGGAAATGAACCTCTTTATTGGCTTTCAGATGTTCAGGAAATTGGTAAGATAGAAATAGTTGGCAACAAGTTTGATAGAAAGGAAGGTGAGAAATGAAGAAGTATGAGTATATGGTAACTTCAATAGTTATTAAGAAAGCTGATGAGATGACCAAGGTTCTATCTGATAAATTTAATCAATACGGCTATGATGGTTGGGAATTAGTACAATATAACCTAATACCACCACCTGCATTGATTACAGTATCTACGATACCTTGTTGCGGTTCAATCTATATACTTGCGACATTCAAGAAAAGGTTAGAGAAATAGCGTATGAAGAAGATAAGTTTTAATCTCAAATATCTTATAACCAAATACGATTGGTGCTTTTATTTCATTCCAAGTTTAATCGTATGGAAGCCTTATAGTGGTGTTTATGAAATTAATGTAGCCTTTCTGCTTTGGGAGTTTAATATTAAATATCAATTAAAAAGAAATAAGAAATGAAGAAGGAAACATTTGACTTCTCGGAGGCTCTGAGAAGAATGAAGGAAGGAAAGAAAGTGAAACGTAGGATATGGAGTAATGGAAAAGCATTTATTAATAAGAAGAAAATTTTCGTCCGATTTGTATCCTTTAATGATATATGGGAGACGGATTATCTGGACATTCCTTTTGCTTGCATGCCGTGCGTTGATGGTGACATTCTCGCAAATGACTGGGAGGTGGAAAGATGAAGATTAGATTAGCAAAGAAGATAATGAAGCAAGCTAGAACAGATATTCCTTGGACTAACTTGTATTGGAGAACTAGAATAGAAATACATGATTTTGGGCATGGTTTTATTTTAGACCACCGCATCTCTAAGGCGAAAAAATTGACAACACGATGGGACGCTCGTAAGCTTATTAACGAATTGGTAAAGCTCAATAAGAAGCATCCGTTCAAGCTAAAAGATATTCAGCGTAGTGCAGAAAGATTAAAACAGTACAGCGTATGAAAGAAGAAAGATGTTGTGGTAACTGCCTTTGGATGGGATGCGAAGACATCTTAGGCAATGGATGGTGCTACAAAAAAGATTGCGAAACATCTTGTGATAAGGTTTGCAAGAAACATAAATTTTAAACTTTAAATATTAAAATGGAAAATAAAGAATTGACACTTAATGAGTATCAGAAGGCTGCAATGACTACTTGTATGCCTAGTTGTGAGAACTTTAGCTACATGACTCTTAATCTTATGGGTGAACTTGGAGAGTTTACTTCGAAGATTGGTAAACTTATCCGAAAAGGAAAGGCTCATATCGAGAATAGTAAGCTGGTGGTTCACGAAGATGTAACGGAGGAGGAGATCAAGGCAATTCGTGCCGAGCTCGGAGATTGCTTTTGGCAACTGAACGGAATCTGTTCGGTATTTGGATGGAATGCAAATTCTATCTGCCAGGAAAATCTTGATAAGCTTGCTTCCCGAAAGGAGAGAGGCAAGATTGATGGTAGTGGTGATTTTAGATAGATAGCTTATGCTTATAAAAAAAAGTTTGTGAAAATACATGAACATCACAGATGAACAGAAAACATATATAAAGGAACACCCTTACGAATCTCCTTACGCAATGGCCAAGAGCTTCGGTTGCGCAGTACAGACTGTTTACTGGTGGCTACATAGGCTGCATGGGGATTCGTTCAAGGACGCAAGAAAAGAGCAAAGAGAGAAGATCAGGGAATCTGTCCGTAAGCTGTATCCGGATTACTCTTCTTCCGAAATTTCCAAAGAGCTTGGAATAACAAAGTCATGTGTAACAAGCATAGCAAAGTCACTAGGCGTTACTCATACCCAGGAAACGGAAGAAAGACTTCGGTTGAAATGTGCTCAGGCAATAGTAAGACCTGAGGTAATAGCTAAACGTTCTGAATCTCTAAAAAAGACGCTTAGGCTTGACAGGTACAGAGCAGCGAACGGAATTAAACAGAAGACACAACGCAAGTTCAAGACCATTCCAAGCAGATGTCTCTGTGCAAGGAACTATCTCTGCAATAAATACAACTACTTCTACGACAAAGATTACGGAGAGCTGCTTACCGTGTTCTACGACAGCGAAACCAAGATGCTGAGTGAAGATCAGCAGAAACACTACGAGACGAAGTATGGTATCAAGTTCCTCCAGGGAGCTGAAGAATAATTTCTGTGCATTATCTATATGTATAGGGGTGGCTACACATCGCGTGCGGTCACCCCTTTTTGTTTATAAATCAATAACCAAATAAAAACATTAGAAAAAACTAAGAACGTTTGTGTAGCTTTAATTTCCAGTATATCCAACCTAAAAATGCGAGAATGCCTATGAAAAGACAAACTGAAGCTATCTTACCTATATTCAAAAATGCCCTGTCAGTTCTTGATAGTTGTTTCTCTACATATACTTTATCTTTCGATATTTCGCTTATCGTTGAGATTAAGGAGTCGCACTTGCTATGATATATCGCAGCACTATCCTTGTATTCCTTGAGGCTCGAAATACTGTCTCTTAGTATCTGCACGTCCTCTTGCGATATTTCGTGATATTCGTAGTGGAATCTGTCTTCGCCGACTTTGTTACCATTGGCATCATACTTGGATGCTGTACTATCTTTGATATGCGTCTTTTTCTTGGTAGTTGACTTCACGGATTCCTTGTGCGATACTTTATATGATTCCAACTCTTTAATAAGTCTTGCATTGAAGAGTGAATCCCACTTAGCCTCATTACGTTTATCAGTGATGTATGTCTGTTTTTCTATCACACGTTCTTTCGTCTTACATCTACAGAACATTGATAGAATCAGCATCGCTACTGCAATGGTAATTACAACCTTTGTTATCTTATCAATCAGTTTCATAAGCTACTGAATTACAATCGTTACTTTTTCCTTTTTATCCCAAGCTGTCTTCATAGTCTGAATGAGCTTGTTTGTCCAAAATCGAGAATCGCTAACCCAACCTTTCTTATCATTCTTTCCACAAAGAATGCACCCCTCTGTATCTTTTGCAGAGTTACCGGAATGAATACGAATACCATCGAACCCTGGCACACCCTTTAATAATGGTAACATCTTCTTGAATCTGTTAGAGTATGTATATACACATTCATAGCTGCCGATTGGTATTGCAGTCTGCCCATATACCTTTTTGTTTTTGATTTCGTTCAAATCCATTTTTTGATTCAATCCTCTGTCTGTATCTTCAAGAGTATTGCATCCGAACAAATTTCCATTCACGTACAGACGGCTAATAGTATAGCCATCCTTTTTCCAAGCTCTATCAATTAGTACTTCCATTTTTGTTTTCCTCCTCTTTTTTATCAAACTCCTGATTCAATCTCTCCAATATCGGTTTCCAATAACTAGGCAATGCCTTTGCAAACTCGAATCTCAAAATGTAGTAAATAACTCTGAATGCTACATTCTTAGGGTATGCCTTGATGAGGTTTTTGAACGCGTTGCATAGATACACATAGCAGAAAATGTATGTAAGCATCTTAATCACGAATAATGCTTCTGTATTGTCGTTGCAGCTTACCATGATTCCATACATGACATACACTATTACGATGTATAAGAGCATTTCCAAAAGAGCATCCTTAAACTTCGATGCAGAAAAGTTTTTGCATCGCACAATACTTACGCCATCTGCCCTCATACCGCAAAAAATATTAAAGCCGAAAGCGATAACCAACGCCAGTATGAAGCCTTCCGTTGGCGTTGCAAAGGCAAGTATAGCAGAGAAAATTGTAACCACTATCTGCCTAATCTGTGAAGAATCTAATAAATTTGTCATAATCTGTTATCCTGAATAATTAATAAAAATAAAGTTTCGGTCTCTTTCTGCAAAGATAGCAAAAAAAACCGAAACTTCATTCAGAATAACCAAAAACTTTAGACATTCAAGTCGTAATATGGAAGTCTGCCACTTTCCAGGAAGGAAATACATTCATCGAAAATCTTTTGCTCGTAGTTGTACGTGTTGATCTTCGGGAACCATTTCTTTATCTTTGCGTCGTTACGCTTTACCATTTCTCCCCAGAGAACGCACCAGTCTTCGAGATTGATGTTGTCGTTCTTAACCTCATGCCAATAGTCCTTGGCTACATCTTTAGTGTGAAGCTGGCCTATGAGACAAAGATGCATATCTGCCATTTCTTCGTCATAATGACACGCGCCAATCTCTCCCTTAACCTGCTTCATCATATCAAGCATTACGCTGTCATTCATTCCAACTTCGCAACAATCTGCAATGATCGTAACACAGTTCTTGATAGCCTGCATATCATTGCTAGCTATAATGTCTTCGAATACCTTTTTCATAACCGTATATTTTTGATGTTACTTCAGAAAATACTCTCTTATGTTGTATACACCATCCTTGTCTTTCAACAAATCGAGCGCAAGGCTGTGGGCATACTTAACCAGATGTTCTGTATCAATGTCCTTAACATCTTCCTTGCCGAGTATCTTAGCAATGGTGCATCCGTGGTCGCTTACAACCTGATTCATCGCAACGTACAAAGCGTAATCGTTGTAATAAGGTTTCTCCTCTGTTGCAAGTCCGAGACCGGTCATAGCATTGATCCATGTCTGCATATCCCAGGTTACTGGTGGATTCATACCGTTTACAATCTCAGAAGCCTCCTTCTTGGTAAGATAGTTCTTCCACCTGATAGCGCAAAGCTTATCAAGATACTCTTGTGCCAACTCTGGGTGCTTGGATGCCATATCCTTCATCATGCAACGCATCGTATTACCGAATACGTGCATATACTTTACGTTTGCTGATGATGCCATAATCCCATAAAGCTCATCAAACTTACTCATAATGTCTTTTGTTTCCATATCTTGTATATTTTTTAACCTATTATCAAATCTCTCAATTCTACAAAGTCCTCCTCTGTGAAGTTGATGCTTCGCTTGCTTCCAAAGAGGATAGCAGTAGCAATTCCATCTGGCAGGTCAATAGACACAACTCCTTTATCGATATGTCCGTGTATAAAACCTACATCGAATTTGTAATCTTCCACGGATTTTAGCATCTGCATCATATCTTCAAATATCGTGTTGGCATCTATGTTGCCGTCTTCATCGGCGATGAATAGGGTAGCGTTATCAATACTCTTGCCCCAACTATCTTTGTTCTTTGCGATGATGTTGTGCGAAGCTCGCTTCATGTACACGGAAGGAATAGCTAATGCAGGGTTTACCTTCACCATATCGCTAATTCTTGCGTCTGCCCACAAATCCAAAGATGTAAGCAGCTTTTCTTTCAGTTCAGTTACATTCATTTCTTGGTTTCTCCTTTATGTGTTTTATTGTACCAAACAAGATATTCTTGCCAAGTCTTATCACTATGGTTAGTCATATAGTCGTTGAGCATTGCTGATTTTTGTTCCTCGGCTTGCGCTACTTCTTTTCTCAAACGCTGCATCAAAGATAGATGTTTCTTCAATGCCTCCTGTCCTTGCTGAGTGCTTTCGATGCGAGGACGTATGATGCGCAATTCCTCGTCTTGCACTAACTTAGACACATACTGCAAGCTATTGACGTATTCTTGATTTTGCATCAAGTACTGACGTTGTGCACCTGTAAGATTGTCCTCAATCTTATCAATCTCATCCCAAAGTGGGGTGGCGGATTGCTGCGCTTGCATATTGATAGATGCTCGCTTCTGTTGTATAGCCTCATACACCTTTTGTAGTTCGGCATCCATCGTTGGCGGCTGTTGCTGATTTGTACCCATATCCAACAATGGGCTGTTCCCGAAATTCATCATAATCAATATCTTTAAAGTTGATGATATATTATAGAGAGGTGAGATGGCATCCACCAACGAGGGCAAACACCCCTCACCAACTCATTTTTTCTTAGTCCGTCTAACCGACTTCCTTACTGCTCTGTTACGCTCCTGTAGTGGGAGTGGAAGCTGCTGCACATCCGCAAATGCTTGCAGATGGGAGAACTGTAACTGTAGGAGTGCTCTGGAGTCCGAGGACACCATCAATCTTGCGGCAACACTTCTCGTTAACGTAAGCCATCATCAGCTTCTCCTTGTAAGGAGTGAGGGCTTCCATAACGGCTACCTTCTTGTCAAGGTCGCTATACTTAGCCTGTAGTGCGTCATACTGGTCTCTCTGATTCTTGTACAGACCGAAGTCCGCATCAATCTGAGACTTGTAAAGACCGAACTCAGCCTGCATTGCACGGCGGTTCTCAGCGTTGATAGCATCGTTAGCACCCTTATACATGGAGAACTTCTCTGCGATGTCAGTCTCACGCATAGCGTAGAACTTGTTAGCGGTGTCGAGCTTCATACCGAACATGTAGGTAAGCAACTTTACCTCATCATCGCATTCCTTCTCCATTACCTGCAAGGCGGTTGGCTGATTTGAGCTTGAGTTAGCTCCGTAAGTGTTGATGTTCACGTTCTCGGGCATATTGCCGCCACCGAGAGAACCGAATACACCACGACCATTGCCGTTAAGCAAAGCTAAAGCCAAGCCACCGATGCCAATTCCGAGGGCTGTTCCTGCCAAACCCTTGCTGGCATACTCCTTCTTACCATCTTCGTAGATTTTCTTCTCTACTACTTTTGCATCTGTCATTTCCATGATACAATCTTTTTTAAGTTATCCTTAATATTAACTAACACTATGTAATCGATTACGGATGCAAAGGTACGAAGAATAGGGAAGAGCAAATATAACTCTATCACACTTTCTTTTAGTGGTTGATTATCAGAGATTTAAGGTGATAGCGGGTAATGTCATTTTAAACGAATATATATTTTTGAAGAAATATTGTATATAATTTCCTCGAAATATTGTATTTTAAAAAGCATCGAAATTTGGAATTAAAACAAAAATCCCCTATACCACACCAATAGTATAATCGTTATGTATAATTTAAGGCAAAAAGTGCGTATATTTTTCTGGGAAATATGTGTGTTTTTGTCTATTATATTGTACCAAATAAAAAAGAGAGGCAATCACTTACCTCTCTTACTCTTAATGAAGTGCAGTATATCCCACTTCTTCCAATATCGGGTGTGACCTCGCTTCTTGCACTCGCCATTAGGAATGTCACCCCTAGCAACCATCCTGTTAAGGGTAGCATCAGAAACGTGCAGCTTATCCTTAACTTCTTCGGTGCTCATCATCGGGTTGAGCATATCGGGGATGATGTCACACAATCTATCTAGGTCATCATCACTCATACCGCAGGCGGTGATTTTCTCACCATTTCGCTGTTGCTCGTCTGCTTTAAAGCAAGCGTCACTCAGCGACTTAAAAGCCGTGCCGAGCAACTTATAATTTAGTATCTTTCCCATTATGCACAGATTTTACGTCCTAACTTGCTTCGACTTATAAACAAATCCACAAAAGAGTACAGATAGAATATTGCCGTTACTACCATGATAGTGAAGCAGGAATCTATCATATCTTTGGTGGTATACCAGCTCCATTCAACAATGTGAGCCGCATTGATGCTTGCAAAGTAGAAGAAGGGAATGCGGTATCTCCAACACAAGAAGAAAAATCGGCTTGCCAGTATAAGAACCATAGGTAGGACGTACACCATAAAATATATGTAGAGATAGCAAGGCGTATTTTCTGCGTATGGGATGAACATGTCTCGTGGATGCTGCGAGAAATCCCACATTCCATAAGCGTGGAATAACCTAAGCGTAATCGGAACGTACTTGCAGAACCATCGGAAGAACTTCAAAATCCTCCTTGAATACCTGTTACAATGCTTCATCAGTAAATCCATCACCTCACTGATGTCCTTGTCTTGCAACCACCTTAATAGGTTGTCTTCGTCTTCTTTAGTCATAATCTCTTTTTTTAGGTTGATTTAAATTAAATTAAATTATTGTGCAAAGATACACTTTTTTGCGCAAAATCAACGAAAATGAGAATATTTTTGTGTTAAACTTCATAAAAAAGTAATAATCTGAAAGTTTTGTTACCGATTTTTTGTTACCAAAATTGAAGAAAATGGTAACAGAAACATTGCGCTTTCAGTTTATTTTCGTAACTTTGCAGCAGAAATCAAAATATTAAGATTATGAAAAAATTAGAACCATACGAAAATCAAATGATGTACCTGGTAGGTGGCAGTAGGTTGCCATCAACTCCTGGAGAGCGAGAGTTGGAGCACAAGTGTAATCCGCACCCTAACGACTGGATAGATGGTATCTATGATTTCAACAAACTTCCTTTCGCTGTTAGAATGCAGAAAGGTCTTGTAACGCAAGCAGAGGAGGAACGAAGGAAAGGTAGATATGGCTATCTTAGTGATTTAATTCCATCTTTCGGCGGCTCTGATGCTCCATATTTCGCTGACATGATAACAGAGCCTATAGAAATTTAATGCAACACACTTCCCTGACGGACGAGAAAAGAATAAGGCGGTCACCATGTGGAGAACCGCCTTATTCTTTTCCTATCCTTCTAGTAAATCAACAATCTGACCATAACCACCTACAGCCATCACTGGACAGAGTATCTTCTTGATAAGAATAATGTCCTCGGCTTCGATGTCTACGTTCTCAGCATCCTTGCCTATCTTGCAAGCTACCCGATAAGCACGCAGCTTTTCTTCGCCCGATAGCTGAATACTCTGATTGTCTATCACCTCGAAGAGCACCTTACCTACAATATCGCCCATAATCTGTGTCTTGTAGCTTTGCTCTCCGCTCTCGTTCTTTACTGGTGATACTATCACATCACCCTTCCAATTCTTGAAGGGTACATTGAAATTCTTTTTCATATTTCTTACTTTTTAATAATTATATTGCTATTTCCCTATAAACCAATTTACGTTCCAATTACTACCATCATATATTAATTCTGTTGTCTGGTTGTATAGACCCGAAGTGAAGCTATTTTTACAAACTTTGTACCAACACATATTATTAAGTGATGATTTAATAACAAAGTTGTCACAAAGTTGTAGAAACTTATAATATTGACCTCTCTGAGGTTTCGCTGGAAGTGTAATAGTTACGACTTTGGTTACTATAACGAAACAATCCATATCCGTCAACTCCATACTTCTGTCTATTTTCCTGGTCATGGGTCTAAATCCTCCATACATGCCATGTTCTGCATATATTGCAAAGTTACCATACACTGCATTATTCAAATTATATATAGGATTATCGTACTGCTGAGAATCATCGCACCCTGTTACAGAAATGCGTATACCAGACTTCAGAGTATCACCATTTGCGGAAAAGCTATCATCTATTAAAAGATTACTCAATAATGCTGGTACCTGATAAGTAGTCTTATACTCACCCAGCCAAACCGTCCTTTTTCTTTCCGATTTCCATGTATGCGTATCTGGATTAAAAGTCCTGCTATATCCACGAAACAACATATAGTTGTTGTATAAGGCGAAACCAGGCTCCTCATCATCGTATCCAGATATATATCTGAGACTCATTTTATCCAACGAAAAACAGCCAAGCGTGGCACTTGTAGATACCATGTGCCCTTCATTGGTAACATAGAATGGAGATTTAGCTGCCGTATCAGCACCAACAAACAACGGAGCATTGGAATTATTCACCTTACACGCGTCAATCTCGTAGTTGCCGAAATAACCAACCTTGGTCGTACCATCCTCGGACTTCGCCCAAAGGTGCTTAACCTCGATTTTATCAGCATCAATAAGGTTAGCATTGAGCTTACCATTGCTGAACATGGCTGCTTCCTCATATTCGTGAGTTCCATCTATTCTTGTTAACACTTGCACCTTATCACCATAAAGCTTGACTTTATCAGTAGTGATTTCGATACCAGCCTTCTTCAAGGATGCTTTATCTACTAAATCGGTCTTGCGCTCTGTGAACTCTGTCATGGTTGCACCTATCTCCAACTTAGGCTGACAGATGTATACCTCTCCAGCATGATTAAGCTGTAGATACAACTTAGTAGGCACGTGTCCGTAGAATCTCATGTGACCCCAATATCGCTTGTATTCCGTAGTGAGCTGAGTAGGAATCAGTATAATTGACGCATAACGATTTCTAAATGTATCAATAACACGCACATCTGCATTGACGGAATCTTCGCTCAACAGATAATCACCATCTACGCTATTGTCGCATAGCGCATACAGACCGATATTAGCCGTACCCTTTGACAGGAACGAAAACATGTAATCAACACCGACATCCAAAGATGGTTTAAACGTCATAATGCTATGTGTAGAGTTTGCATTTGTGTTATTAATGCGAAGGCTCATGCTATCACCATAGTATGCAAGTCCGTAGTCAGACAAATTGCTTTCATTGATTGATGTAAGACTGCCGCCAACTTCGAGGGTTCTTGCATTGTCTATCATGTTGCCGCCTACATAGTCGTAGTCATCTTCCGATAATGTCCAACCGCCATACGTATCGCCATCTTCCATCATAGGCTTACAGATATAAGCGTGACATGTAGGATATTCAGTCGAACCAGTTGCCTTCGGAACATTCTTGTTATTGCTCCAGAAGTTCACGGCTAAGTATTCGGTTGCATCTTTATACTTGCTTGTATCAAGTATAAATACGATTCTCTTCCATTCGTTCACGTTATCAACATGATATATCTCTCTTACAGAAGTATCACCTCTGTCTTGCTGATTGATGCTGTTCATAAAGAAACATTCGATGACAAACGGCAATTCTAAGTTGTCGCTCTTTATCCAGCATGATATAACGTACTTCTTGCCATTAACGATAGGAATGTTTGCGACACTATTTTTCTGTGTCGAATCCCAAAAAGCACCAATGTAGTTACCATCGCCAGTTCCCGAATACTTATCTGAGCTATGGATGCAGTTTACGCCATCAACGCCTGTATTCTTCTCGATGCGAGCTAACGAATGTATAAACACGCTGTCCTGATTGCGGAATGCGCTATTCACAAGCATATTGCGTCTGCCGGATGTCTTAGATAGTACCTCTAACTTGATGTTATCGGCTTTCTGCGATATGGTTGATATTTTCTCTTCCATATCGTTTTTATTAGCCTTATTATCAAGTTCTTTTGATACTTCTGTGTATTTGTTGCTGACCTCAGTGTACTTCTGAATATACTGCTTATTATCCTTGATAAGGGCATTAGCAAAGGTGTTAACATTCACAGAAAACGGAAGATAAGCGTTATATGTAATACCATCAACCTTGATTCTGAACACACCGCCACCAGCTGAAGATGGAACATACGATGGTTTTTCTGTTCCTTCAAGCTGAGTTGAGGTAATATTTTTGAACCTACCTTTCCAAAGACCTGATTCTTTAACTAAATAGTAATTGCAATTATCGCCTACATTATTATCATTTATCGTACAAGTCCAACCTCCTTCACCATATTCTAGTTCCGTACTACCACGATACACTCTAATGACTGCGCTATTATCTTGGTATTGCCCATTATCAATTTCACCCCTATCGTTTGCATTGAATACAATCTCAGAAGGAACGAACACAATATTGATAGCATCCTTTCCGTCCTCTGGTGCTCGCGGAATCCAAGCCGAACCCCTCGCAACAAAATCTTTTTTTGCCATTTTCCCACCCTTTACCTTTAAATTAGACAATCATTGTCACTACCTCTTTGGCTACACTCTTAGCCTTCACGCGCCAAGCTTGCATTTCTGCAAACTCTGCTTGATGTTCCTTGCTCTCGCTTTCGAGCAGATGGTTGTTGATGATAGCCTGCATCTTATCAGCAGGATAGTGGTCACAAACGATAGCATTCACAATACCATCATATGTGCGAGTACCGCTAATATCAACATTCTCCATTGAGCACATACCATCTGGTACGATAACCTCACCGCTCTTCGATGTCTCAGCCGCCATCTTCTCAATATCGAAGAATACACGGATGATGTCACCCTCTTCACGAACAATAATACCATTTTTTGGTAATACATCTAAAACTTGAAATACCTTCATAATTTTACGTTTTTAAAATTTAACAATAATTATTCTATATCATAAGTGTACCGACCACCAGCCTTGCGTGCGATGGAGGGGCAAGCCCTCCATGTTCGGGTATCGTTGACCTTTTAGAGGTCAGCTCCGTTTACGTATTGCGTTTTTCCGTAATAAGCGAGACGAGCCCCGTAGCTCCTATGCGCAAACGAAAAAGCGGCGTGCGAAAAGACGTAAGCGAGACCGCTATTCGAACCGTGATTAGAGTGCCCACCGAACAAACAGAGCTGTCCTGTAGCTAAATTTCTATAGACGAAATCGCACCAATAGTTGTTTGAGCCGCCACCTTTTGTGTCCTGTGCGATAAGGTCGAAGAACTCGCCAAGAACCATCTTGCTTACATATCCTTCTCCGTCCATTCGTTCCAACTTACGATAATCACCAGCAGGATTAGTTGTAAGCTCTGCATCTGTAGGCATTCTGTTGCCCTCATAGATGAATACTTCCTTACCTGTCTGTCCTGTATTCTCGCTCTTACCGAAGTAAATATTTTGCGTCATTTCATGTTGCCAGTTCCAACCATCCTCAATACCGAACAATGATACTCGGCTGCTGTTTACGCTTGCTGGTTTGCCAGCGGTAGTATCGGGAAGAGCATCAATAGGAATACTTCCGCATGAATCACCGAGTGTCTTGGTAGCTCCAGTTGTCAGCTTAGATGCTGCGCACCAGAAATCACCACCCACAGAACCGCCAACACCATATCCAATCTTGTCTTGGCAGTTCGGATTACCATACTCAGATAACTGAAGCATCATCATAAGTCTGCGATGGTCATAGCAAGAAAGACCATAGTCCTTACCATTCGCTCTAGCCTTTTCCCAGAACTGAGAGATTGTAAGACCGCCCTTTGGTACACGACCGCTACGAGAAACCAACTTATCGGCAATTACATCTGCCTTATAAGCACCAAAGCAAGGTGACTCGATGTAATGACCACCGATAGGGAGTAATGATAACCACAGATATGGAATACCTGTAACCGCATCTGTCTTTACGAGATAGTACAGACGAGGAGAATGGAACATGATATTACCCTTAGTTTCGTCAACAACAGTACCATCAGCAAAATAGTTACTATTTGTTTTAGACAACTTAGCCAATCGACCATCCTGTGTAAGGAGATAGCGACCCGTTGTCTCTTTGTACTGCGCCCACATATCCAAGTTACCGACACGCCCTCATTCTGGGCTTGTCTTAGATGATGGAGACTGATAGATAGGAACACCCCAAGCATATTGTGAGAGGTTAAGTGAACTAGTCTGTATTGAGTTCATAAAGTCCTTGACTGAGATTCGCTTGATAGAACCACCAATCTCAACCAAAACATAATCAGATGCAAGCATTGAGTTCACCGCATCAGCTTTTGCCAAATCTTTTGCTGCCATAATTTTTATCTATTTACAAATTAGTTAAACATATAAGTATTTCCTTCTGCGTCAGTATAGACATTTCCGTCCTTATCTGCCGCATCTTGCAACGCACCCTTGAAACTTGCATCATACAACACATGTATACCATCGTTGATAGTGTTACCGACACCAGTTTTGTCTATATCGTACACAACAGTACCGCCGACATTCCAAAGCTTCTCCGTTGTAGCGTTATTTAATACATCAATAGCTTTTGTGAACCATTGTATATTGAATACAGATTCTGGACACTCAACCTCATTTTTATCTATTGTGATAAGAGCCTTGTGCTTCTTCTGCTTATCATCATTATAGATGGCTGTCAAGTTGAGCACTTCTGCTTCGTAATTCTGATAGGTTCTTCCGAATGAAATCTGTCTCTGTGCCACCACATTATTGCCAATAAGCACTCTAATGACATAATCGCCACTATCAATAGCTCTGAGGTCAAATCCGACTTCACTTGCCGTCACTTTGATAACCTCGGAATATCCACTTGATACATCAACAAGCGAATTGGCAGAAACAACCTTAAATACCTTGATGCTATATCCTGTATTGATTTCCTTGACACCTTTGTATACATGCAGAGGGATAGTACGCTCATACTGATTTCCGTCATAACAAGCATTCCTATCTTCATTGCTGAATGCAATCAGACCATGAGCAACCTTGTAATCATACAGGGCAAGCTTATCATTGAGTGGATTGTACAGAATCTTGTCGGCATCACCGAAAGAAAGTCCATAAGTATCTTCCGTCTTGTTGAACGTGCTCAATATGAGTTCCTCTGTGTCTACTTTCAGTCTTGTCTGTAGACGATAGTCAGGTATTACTGACGAGAATGTCAGCGAGCATCGTTCCTCTCGTGAGAGATTACGCATTACCTTCAGCGCACCTCTCATACTTCCGTCTTGCAGAATCTCGTACTTGCCCTTCCATGATGCAATAGTGGTAATATCAACACCATTGATCTTCCATACCATTTCGTCAAGAATGCTATTGCATTGCTTGTTAGCCCATGAATTATCAGAAGCCCAAGCCGTTATGTCGGGATAAATCACGGTAGGTGTAATCTCTCGGTTTGGCTCATACTCACCTGTATCGGTGTTGTAGACCTGTGTCGCTGGGCTACCATCCGTAAGACAAACAAGTCTTTGGCTCACATCTAGCGGCTCATAGACTCGATTAATAAAATTATCTTTACTTCTCATAGCTTATTATCCTTTACTGGTTTCTGGTTCGGATGCGGTTGCCACCTTCTCTATGCAAGTGACAGAACCTTCGATGTGTCCGTCCTTTTTATCCTCAAAGTACGAAGCATCAATTACGGCTACTTCCGTATCGAATGTATGCAACTGCTTAGTGTAATCGTGATTCCACAAGATATGATTCCAAGTGCATGTGTAAGTACTGAGGTCGACTGCTGCCGTAGTTCTGGTATTAATGACAGATGGAGTTGCCTTCACGTTTCCTGTCTTGCCCAAAGCACCTGATATGCTGTAGATAATCCTGTATATATCACCCGTATCAGCTATCTTGATAGCTGCCGTAGCGCAAGGGCTGCCTGCCGTAACGCCATTATCAACCTGATAGAACTTAGCAAGGAATAACTCTTCGCTGTCAATATCATCACGTGACACAGATAAGTTTTTGCCATCCTTACCAGTCATATACACACCATTCTTATACCACTTACATGTATAGTTATCAATATAAGATGAACCATTAGACATTTTTGTTGTAAGTGTAGTACTCGTTACTTCCGCAGAAAGTTGTGCAGGCTTTGCAAAGATGAATCCTGTAAATGCTGATGCGGAAGAACGCTGAATGAGAATGTCAATAGTCTTTGACTGATTATAGTTAATTCCGTCAAGGTCTGCTACACCTTCATACTTCAATGTGTCGTTGGAAACGTTATCCGCACTCGCCAAGTTCTTCACAATCTTGATTGTGCCATCAGATACCTTGTACTTGAATCGTCCAAGTGTCTGTTCCGTTGCCCATCCGTCAACTGCTGTACCGAAGATGATAAGAGAGCCGTTGTAGTACCATTTATGCTCTGTAAGAGTCAACTCACCATTCATTGCGCTAGAGCAGACTGGCTTTACTGTTGGCTGACTATCCGCATTTGTTTCCCAGTTAGGGAATACGTTGCTAGGATTATCTGGGTCAACAGACTGATACAATGGATTATCACCTAATTCCAAGTAGAAATAAAGAGTATCACCATTAATGATACGTGAGATTACATTCGAACCTCTTGCTGAAAAACCACCCATATTCTGTTATCTATAAATTATTAATAAAATCCCTTACCTCACCTTCGGTCATTACATTACCTCCGATGTTTGCCGCTTTCTCTTCTAAAGTGTTGCCTTCAATGGCTGTGCAGAAAGTAACCTCTTTCTCGTTCAGAATAATAAGCGTGCCTAATACCCTATGCGTGATAGGGCTGAAACCATAGTTGCTTGCTACAACTTTATCGCAAATAATATATTTCATAATCTTATCATTTAAATTGTTATACTAACTATGTGAAAGTCAGATTCTCTTGTGCGAGCTGCTTCTTATCATCACCTATAGCCGTCACCGTGAAGATTATCTTTCTTCCTTTACCGAAATCATCAACAGATACATCTTGCGAACAGATAAGTGAGATAGTTCCGTCAAAGTTCTTGACTTTATCTCTTAACAACCAAGCGGCATCACTTACGGAATCATCACTTTTCCTTTCGATTTTCCACTTCTTTACATACGATGTCAAGTCTTCGATGCCACGATATACCTTACATCTGATTTCACCTTCCCTTCCGTAGGCAAAGCCTTGCTGAAAGTCATGTTCGAAATAAATCTCTACAGGAATTATCTCTGTCATAGCCTTCCAATAAGCGGAATCGGCAGTTGGTTCATCTGTTGTAGTCTGTCCTTCTGGAACAATACATAACCACATCGTTCCGTGCCAGCTTACTTGGTCGTAGTATTCGTATTCCGTACCTTCCTTCCAATCTCCCAGATAGACAGGTGTCCAAATCTTCTCTCCGCTCACATTGACTAGCTTGAAGAATTTGCTAACGATACTGACACCATCAAAGCCTACATCGAAAATAGCCTTATCTTTGAGGGAGTAGGAGTTAATGCCACGATACATAGTGAACTTTGGTGCGGAATCTCCCTCGGTCTCCATCATCAGAAGATGCTGTCGTGTCTTGTCGCTTCTGTTACCCATGAGGACGATGGTATCTCCTACAGCAGGGTTATCCGAGCCTTCCATGCAGTTCTCCTTCGCTATCTGAATCCATGCGAACTTCTTTCCGTCATAGAGTTCGTGACCTTCGGCATCGGTGATTACATCGTTCTCGGTTGACACCTTTGTGACAAGTCTCCAGTAGTCCCTGTTGCTGATGTTCTCATAGACACCAGGTGCTATGTTGAACGTCTTGCACCTAACTTGGTCATCCACCTTGAATGAGTTGATAGTGGCGGTCGTTCCATCATCAGCGAGGAGATAGCATTTCCAGCCAATCTGCTCATTCGTTGTCTCGCTATATACTTCCTTGATGTAGCTTATCTTACCAGCAGCAGGGGAGAGGACGATATTACCTCCAACGTAGCTGAGTTCACGTATCAAGAGGGTGTTGAAAATTGCCTTACCCCATACTATCAAGTCCGTGAGAAGCATTTGAAACTTACCATCGCTTCGTTGCTTAATAGCAAAACCACTCTGCTCTGCTTCGTTAAAGTCGAGAGACTTCAAGAGATTCACCAAGGCACTAGAGAGGATAGCGTTACCACTTCCGTCTATGCTAAACTCATTTGAGTGACCGAGGAAGAAGCCTTGCACGAACTTCTGCACCTTTTCCCAGGTAACTGTACCTTTTGCGATGTCATCGTTTATCTTTGAGATGAAGTGCTTGCTTCCCTCTGTCGCAACCTGATTCTTAACCTGTGTAGTTGTCAAGCCTGCACCAGTTCCGCCATTTCCGCTTTGAAGCGACGAAATCTGCTGCTGAATCTTTTGGATAGTTCCAACCTCCTTATCCTCGCGGAGAGTTATGTCGTAGGTAGGAATCTTGCCATCTTCTTCCTTGATCGTGAGCTGGTCGATAGAGATGATTCCTTCGATATTGAGGTCTGTATCATTGAAGTTCATCAGGTCGCCGGCCTTAAGCGTATCGTGGAGGCTCTTGATAACTCCGGTATCGTCTGCCTGCGCTTGGTCGTGCTGCCTTGCCATGAAAATCTCATCTACCTTCGGCTGATAGACGTACCTTGTATAGTCATTCTTGTCAATGAATGCTATGGCGTATTTGAGAAGCTTCAGAGATGCAGCATTGACATACGAATCAGGAAGTGTGATGCCGGTAAGAACGAAATGGTCTCCTTTCTTGATAGGGTAGTCCTTGTATGGAAACCAAAGCTCAAGAGCGTCGTCCTTGATTCGCTCGATAGTGAGCCTCCATCTCCCATCGACCTTGGTTGAGGATGCTACCTTGAACGTTCGACCACCACACATACCATCCTTCATCGAGATGGAGAAGTCGTCATCCTTTAAGTCGTTGATATCAAAGTCGATAGCCTTTTTAAGATAGATATCAACATTCTTTACGGTTTCATTATCGCCAAATCTTCCGTCATCATCAGGAGCCACACCCTCATCAATCTCATCAACACGTACGCCACCGATAACCATTTCTTCGATGGTAGGGTAGATTTCTACGACTCCATTCGTCTTATCATCGGTATCGAAGAACTGCGATGCCGAACGAAGACCAATCTGATCGATGTTGATGGAATCGATGTATGGCCTATGCGGGTCAGTAGAGAATCTGTGTTGTTTTCCGGTAGGGTTCACGTACTTCTTCTCCTCATCCGTGAGTGAATCATAGAAGTCACTCAGCGATACATGGGGAAATCCAGGCAGCATAAGCCTGTTGATTGACATATTGTTCGGGAGATTCTCTGCATATTCCTTCATGGACGAAGGAACATTTTTATTGTTGAGGCCGGATGTGATATACATCTTCGTGTTTCCTGCCTTAACCTGAGCGATGAAAGTGTTAAGGTTTTCCCTTGACTCTTCATCACCGCTATCTACCTGCGTTCCCTTGTATTCCGAATAGAATCTACACTTATTGGTATTGTATTTCTTTGTTACATAACCGGTAATCTCAGTCTTGAAATCAAATGTAACCTTAAGTACCCAACCGGAAGACTGCTCGCCAGTTTCTCCAGAAACAATATACTTTCTCGGATTCTTGAAATACGTCTCGATATAATCGATATCCAGTTCAAGCTCAACATTTGTGCTAGCTGTAACCACTTTCGTGATATTCGCCACGTACTTGACACCGAGGTCCGCATAGTAATGAGAAGGAAGGTTCTTCTCGGAACCATAGGCTCTTAGTCTTGTAACGACACTCTGGTCGGAATCAGCGTTCTGAACAATCTCATAGAGTCCATTGCCGAGTCCGTACTTAAAGATATGGTTTGCCTGTATTCCGGTAGTACCGACATAGATATTTCTTCCTCTGACTATGAAGCTTATGTCCCACTTCTCGTTCACAAGCGCAAGGGCCTGCCAACAGGTCTGTGAATCCACTGTGATAGACATCGATTCGATGACGTTATCTCTTGTTCCTTCGCCGTACATTGACAGCCAGTCGCTCGCGAGGCATCCACGCTGCACGGAACGTTCCATGTTTCTAGAGTAAATCTTCCAAAGACCTGCACCAATCTGCTCATCGAGGTTCGCCTGGATCCTGTCTAGTAAATCATCCAAAGTCTGTACATAGAATGGGAATTTCGGTAGGGCAGTGTAGTGAAGTTCATTATCATTCAATACCACATCGAGGAACTCTGCCCTGGCAAGCTCGTCCTGCAATGCGTTGAACTTTACGCTGTCATACACGAAGCCCTCACCGTAGGTGTCAGGTCTTGCCTGCTTATCTTTGCCCGGCTCGTAGTTGAGCTCGAATCGCTCGCCACGATAGACAATATAGTCGCCTATCTGGAAGTTGATAGGCACTTCATGCTTGAAATTGATAGTCACGAAGCACTCACCCATCCAAGAATCGGAGTATTCCAATCCATGAACGGTTATCTGCTCTTCGTTAACGTCTGTCAGCTTCGAGCCATCCTTATGATAAATATTCCAAGTACTCATGTGTCAGTATTATCCTAAATTTGAAATCCTGCCATGCGCATCCATAATCGGATTGATATCAGTAACAGGGTCGTTAATCTTAAAAGTAATAGAGAGAATAAGCAAGTCCTCGCTGCCTGGATATCTGTACAGGTCCGGATCAATGCTCTTCAGTCTCACATGCTGCCTTCCAATCTTATTGAAGTCGCAATACATCTTCATCATGCCTGACTTGCGGATGTAATCAATAAAAGCCTTACATTTCTCGTTAGCGCCGAAAGCCTCGCCCTTGAACAGGAACTTGACCTTATTCTCGTATGCCGCCATGTAGAGTCCATCCTTGCCGATATATTCGTCATCACCATGCTCATCGTGCCACTCCCTTTTAATAGGTTCCTTGACAGAATCACAAGGCTTGAACGGACTCTCGCTGACGTACATACCGAAGTCGGCGATGGAGTCCTTCACCTCGTTCCCATCGCCTTCCTTCTGCATGTATATCCTGAAATAATCTTTCATACCTTAAATCAACTTTTTATAATTGCAAATATACGAAAAATAGAATAAATATGCAAGAAATATTCAATTAAAAATGCATAAATATACAAGGGGCACGAATATAGATCCGCGCCCCCGATTATTACTTCATCTTCAATGATTTTGTTCCGTTAAGAACTCTATTGAAGTTGTCGTTGTACTCCACGAATATGCGTTCAATCCTCTCGGCTGCATCAGCATTGCGAAGAGTATTCTGAGCAATCACATTGAGCTGCGTCAGTTGTGACTTCGCAATCTCACTCATCTCCGGATAGTACTTTGCCTGCTCGGCTCTCATTACTGCACAATCAGCCCTGATTTCATTGAGGTAACTGGCGATAAGGTCACCAGTCTCTTCAGTGATACTCTTGACCGAGTTCCTTGATGAAGAGCTGCTGTTGTCGGACCAGCCATACTCATTCTTAAAAAAGTCCCTAGTTGCTTCGACTTGTTCTGCAACTTTCTCTACATCCGATTTAATCTCTGCATTTTCCTGGGGTGTGTATGGTCCCATATATTTTCCATCCACATACCAGTCTTCAGACTCCTTTGAATCTCCGAACTTCTTTGCCTTCGCCAATATAGCCTTTATCTGGTCTCCGTACAAATCCTCAATCATTGAGTTCAAGATGGTCTTCTTCAGATTTTCCTCGAAATGGTCAACGAGATTGTCTGACGTGTTTGCCATCGTAGCCATAGCATCTCCCCAAGAAGACACTAGGTCGGAGAACTTGTTTCCGGTAAGCTTCTCTGTAAGAGCCTCAATCATATCATCAGCCTTCTCTCCGTACTGAATGAGCTTTTCCAGGTAATCCCTGAACTCAGAGTCCATACTAGCCCAAAGACCGGTATAATCCTTTTTTATCTTTGAAAGAGTATCGGCGTCCATATTGAGCATATCCTCCATTCCATTGAACTGAACTCCGTACTTTGAAGAAATTTCTCCTGCTACATCACGCCAATTCTGACCATTGTACTTGTACGAACCCTTCCACATTCGATACCAAATAGAATGAGATCCGGCAGAAGCACCAGAATTGAGCCTCTTCTGGGCGATAACCTTGGTCTGCTCAATCTCCGCCTTAAGCATTTCCTGAGCTTCCTTGGATGCCTCTGTAGCCTCTGTACCCCAATGGATGTTCATGTACTCAGTCTTCTTGGAGATGAGAGAATCCCAAATTGAGGTCAGGTTGTCGTACTCAGCCTTCGCCTTGTTGTAGCTGCTGTAGTCTGCACCGAACGCCTTGATTAGCGAGCCGCCAATGCTCAACGCTGCGGAAGCGGCTGCTGCGTATGGACCAGCACCTTTGAGGAACCCGAAATGCTTCATCTCGCCAAGAGTGGCTACCGCTCCAGCTGTACTTGCTGCCGAAGAGAATGCGCCTGATGCTCCACCTACAATTTGACCAAGGATTGAATCCTCTTCACCCATAGCCTTGAACAGATTGATTACCGGGTCAAGAACCGTATTGAGCGCCTGCATCTTTGTCGCAAGTTCAGAGATGGCCTTAGACGAGTCGGCGTATGCTGACTGCTGATCATTCTTCAGACTCGCCTTGGTTCTTACGCCGCCAGCTATTCCAAGTCTCGAAGCATCCTCCTTGCTGATGAATATCTTCGCAGTATCGTCCATACCGCCAAGACGCTCATTTATGAACTTTCCGATAGCCTTACCGCGATTCACCCCTCCGAAGATGAAGCCGAACGGGTTTCTGCTAATCTGCTCATTTCTGAGCTTATCCAAAGCGTCCCTCAACTGTTTGATAGATTCTACAGACAAACCGGTAGTCATTGAGAACTGGTCAATCTTCTCAATCATCGAGTTGATGGTAGCGGAAGACACCCTGTCGAGGTCATCAAAGATGGAAACCCAATCAGATTCCTGTTTAAACAGCTCGAACTGAAGCTTTGCCACATTCTCATCGTGAGTCTTTGTGGCTCCGGCCTTGGCTCTGTCTCTCATCTGTGGGTCTTCGATGCCCTTGATGAGTTCAAGTTGTCTCTCGTATTTGCGATTCTCGTCCTCAATCTGATGGGCAATGGTAGCATTCTTCTCAATCAGGCTAGCCATCAGGTCGATGGTTTCCTTCTTGATTTTATTGTTCTCGTCTTCCAGTTTCTTGCGGATATCGTAAACACGAGTCTCCTCGCCATATTTATCCTTGACATTTTCAAGACTCATTCCCTTAACCTCGTCCGTAGTCAAGTTAAGGCTGGACTGAACGTTGTCGTGCTTTACCGCAATATCGAGCTGCTCCTCCAGGAACCTCTTGTATGTATCAAACTGGACAGTTCCTCCGAAAGCTATGTTTTCTGAACCCTTCTTGTTTCCTGTCAGCTCATATATCTTCTTGTATGTCTCATACTGCTCAGATATAGTATCAAGTTGCTTATTGAGTACATTCAGCTCTTCTCTGCGCTGGTCTTCGAGAAGTTTTCGGTTTTTAGTTTGAATGCCAGCCTTCTCGTTTGCAGCATAGTCCAGTCTCTCCCTTGTTGATGCCGGGAGAGTCTTCAAGAGTTCTTTAATAGAGGTCTCATAATTGGTGTAGTCGGAGATAGGGAATCTCTTTTTATCATTGAATATAGCCTCAAACTCTCCGTCATTAGCAAGCTGACCAAGAGCACCTTCTCCATAAAGCTCCTTAAACTTCTTGATTTCAGCATACATCTTCTTGTATAAGTCGATGCGCTTCCTCAAATCTTCAAGAGCCTTATCTGTCTGCGCGCCTGTTGACCTACGGCCACCGGTTTTCTTGTTTTTCTTCTTGTCGTCACCAGTAAACCATTCGCCCCAGTTATCATGATAAGCCTGCATCTTAAGTTCGTACTCCTTCTGCTTCTGTGTAAACTCATCGAGAGAAAGATTGCCCAGCGCAAGCATCTTCTTTCTGGTGTTGAGTTCCTTTTTTGCAGAAGTAATGTCCGACTCTGCGTTGCTCTTTGCTTTATCGTAGTCGTATCCGGCATCCTTTCCCCAGCTCTTGACGTACTTGTTCTTCTCATGGTAGTCGTAACCACTACCCTTGAGATTCTTTTCGAGCTGCTGAGTAAGATCCGAGTCATCGTTCCTGAATACGAGATGAATGACAGCCTCGAATCTATCAGCCGCAAGCATTCGCTTCAATGCGTCTGATGCAAAAGGATAGTCTTTCTGAACCTGAGCCGCAGCATCCTTCATCATGTTTGAAACCTGTACCTTCTCTGCATCTGTCAATTCCTGGTTGTTGCGAATCTTGTCACCAATCCATGGAAACGAAGTGTTTACTGCGTTATCGAGAGCATCCTTGAATTTGTTCTCGTAGAAGCCAGTTTCAACACCCATCGCATTAAGAACGTCAGCACGGAACTGATCAGAAACATCCTGGTTCCATCCCTGCTTTGCAAAGAATGACGAAAGAATCTGGTTAGCCTTACCCTGCAACTTCGGGCTGTTGCTAATATCTCCAAGCTCATCAATGAGATAATCGCGCATGGCTTTCACCTCATCCTTATACTTTTCCTCCCAGGAGTTGAAGCTAGCGAAGTCGGATTGGGTGGCATTAATCATATTCGCCTTTGCGGATGCTGAAGAGTATGCTTCTGCTATCTCCTTTGCAGAAGACAGTTTCTCGTCGAATCCCTTGTATGTACCCTCGTCCGAAAGAGATTTCTGAGTACTCTCCTCAACCTGCTTGAGAAGAATGAGCTGTTCTTTGAGATACTTAAGTCTGTCCTCATTCGATTTCTTTTCAAGAAGGCTCATAGTGAAAGCATTCTCCTTTTCTGGAGCAATCTCCTTAAGCTTTTCCTTATATGCGTCAATGAGGTTTTCTATCTCTTTCTCATCGCCGTCCTTAATGGCTTTATCTGCATCGTTATCGCGAAGGAACTCGCCAATCTGAGTGTACCTGTCTTTCAGTTCGTCAGCCGTAGTCTCCATATCCTGTTTCAACTGCTGATGCTTCTCCCAGTAGTATGCAAAGATTGCAGATCCGGCAGATATAGCTATTCCTGGAAGACCACCAAGAAAACCGATGATAGAACTGAATCCTGATTTCAATCCTCCGAGAAGCAAGCCTCCTGCGGCTCCCCATTTACTAGGGCTAGCCAATCCCTTCAGAACTCCACCAAGGGAGATTCTGTTTACCTGACCCTCCTGTTTGGTGAGAGCCATACCTTGCTTGTACATCTCCTTGGTTATCTGACCGGTAACATACAATCGCCTGAGCTCGGCTTTTGTTATCGCATTCGCCTTCGCGAGTGCCTGAATATCCTGAATCCGAATCTGATTTTTGTACTGAAGAATCTGTTTCTCTACAGGAGTTATTTTCTCTCCACGCAAAAGCTTAAGTTCTGCTTCTTTCGCAATATTTCCCTTAGAGTTCAGTATCCTCTTTCCTATGCCGCCTTCCAGGGTCTTAACTCCACGCATAAGGGCTGGACCTGCAAATGCCGCAACCATAGCAGGACCCAAGACGTGAATCTGCTGCACGAGATTGGTGACAACATCAAGAATACCCTTGAAAGTTCCACCTATAACATTCTTGCCATTAGCAAAGTCGGCAAGCATGATTTCCCAGGCATCCTTCAGTTTATTGTAGCGTCCGAGCAGAGTTTCACTCAGAACCTGCTGCATATTATAGAACTGACCACCTGCATCAGTCATCTGCCAGAAGATAGACTTCACATCATCAAAACTTACATCTCTGCTTGATATACGAGTCTTAATCTCTGATGTAGAGACATTTCGGCCCTCTTGCTTAGAGTAGAACTCAGATAACTTTTCAAGCAGAGGAATACCTGCATAAGCAATCTGGCGGAGTTCCTTACCATCGAGCCAGCCACGAGCCTGAACCTGACCAAATGCCAATGCGATACGGTCAAAGCTAACACCAAGACCGGAAGACATATCCGAAAGCCTCTTGGTTGTGTCATAGAGCTTGTCGTACTCAACTCCATACGCAGCCAATTGCTTAACATCTCGGTTCAATTCAGAGAATGTAAATGGCGAATTAAGAGCGAGTTCCTTAATCTGATTGAACATTGTGTTCGCGTTCTGCATATCACCAAGGATGGACTGGAGAGCGATATGCTGCTTCTCCATCTCACCACCAGTTGTGATGATGCTCATAGCGAACTGCTGGGCGCCGAACACAAGACCTCCCTGCAAGAAAAGTGACTTCAAATCCTGCACGGTTGAATTCAGCTTTCCTGCATGACTGTTGGCTCTCTCGAAGCCGCGGACCAAATCAGACTGAACCTTTGCAGCCGTCTGAGCAATCTCCTGCTGACGCTTCTGCTCCAGCTCAATGCCTCTTTGAACCTCTTGGTTTACTGCTTTCTGATCTTGAAGGACTCTCGAAGCCAATGTGGTATCGTGGCCACTACCAATATTACCAAGCAAACCGAGGCTATCCTTCCAGTTTTCTGAATTAAGTCTTCCCTTAATATTTATAAGGGCTCTCATTAAAGAAAGAAGTCTGTTAATCTCGGCTTCAGCCTTGCTCACATCTGCACCGATAGAGATGCCCCTGCTGTATTCCGAGCGAAGCTGGCGAACCTTATTTCCGAGAGAATCATACCGACGCTCCGTGTTCTTCAAATCATTCTGGCGTTGCCTCTCTGCCTCTTTTGCCTCGCGTGCTGCGTCCTTTATAACCTTTGCATAAGTATTTGCTTTATCTATAGCATTAAGATACCCGGAACTCTTTACGACATCAGTTGCTGTGAGTCCTGTGATAGGATGAATACCTCTGTTATTCCTGATCTGTTCTAACTCAGTTCTGTATTTAGACAGCTCTGACAACGACTGACGTATGTTGTTCGTTGAATCGACTCCAAACATCTGTATGCCTTCACCATGGCGTTTGTTGATTTCGTCAATAATAGAAGATAACTTATAAAGTTCTCTCTCTGCCCTGTTTGCCTCAGTTGCAACGCTGTTAGGGAATATGTTGAATCCAGCACCTTCCTTAGACACCTCTCCGAGTATGCGACCTATTTTATACAACCCGTCCTGGACAGACTCCAACTGCTGGAGTTTTTTCGGACTAAAGAAATCTTCGCTTGAAAATACACCAATGTTACGACGTAATTCTTTAACGAAGTTGTTTAGCTTTTCAAAACTACGACCTCCCTTATCTCCAATACCTTTTGTTGCTTCGGATATTGCTTCCAAAGCATTCTGTGCCTGCTTACCAGTAGCATCAATCTTGTTTAATTCTTTGGTAATCTTTTTGGTTTCCTCTTCAATTCTCGATTTAAGAGTGAGCGAGAAACTGAGGTCTCCCATATTTCCACCTGCCATATCCTGAATATTTTAAAATTAGAGTTTATTGTTTAAGTAATCAGCAAGATTTATTTTCTCGCCGACAAGACTTCCTTCTTTCTTCTTTTTCTCCATCCACCTGTCGTAGAGGTCATCCATCTCCTTCTTGGTGTGCTTCTTCGGACCACCTTCCTTCTTCGTCTTAGGATAGACGACAAGAGGCTGGTCAGCAACCATAAGGTCAATCTGTGCCGATGAATAGCCCCACCAGTAGTCGTAGGCCGCGATAAAGTACTTGTGCTGAAAGAGGAAACCGAACTTCTCCGCTAGTGAGAAGGCTGCTCCCCAGCTTGTTCTGCTTGGATAGCTTCTACTTCGCTCCTCGTCATCGTCATCATCACGTCCGTCATCCCGGTCGCTAATATGGTAGCCAGTGAGAATGCGTTCGATGGAATTTTTTTTTTAGAAACATCGAGGACCCTCAGCACCTCGGCCACGTCCACATCCTTGATGTAGTAGAGCCAGCGCCAGTAGATCCAATACAGGAATCGAATCTTCCAGATGTTGTTGAGGAGAATGCAGACACAAATCTTGACGTTGCGTTTCCATTCATTCTTCTCCTTTGCCCTGATGTGGGAACACTTGCTCATGGTTCCCTTGCGAAGCCAGCCGAGCTTGTGCTTCTTTCCTCTGAACACGAACTCGGTAGGCTCGTCGTGCAGCACGCTGTCTAGCAACTCCTGCAAATCCACCGAAGGCTGCTCTATTTTCTTTTCTTCTGCCATGATTGTATGCTATTAAATGAAGTAGGGCGGCACGGCTGTTGATTAGCCTGCCGCCCTACGGTTTGTTATCCTGAATATAATTACCTAAAGAAGCTTTTTTCTCTTGATTAACCGCCAATGCCTGGTCCCACACCAGCTGGAGCCTTAGTAAGCCAAGCGATGCTACGCTTACCTGCACCCTCGATAGAACCAGAGAACTTGAACGCGACAGGCTCAGTACCAGAGTTATCCCACTGCAAGGTAGCGTAGAGAGCGATGTTGGTGATAACCATGAGGTTTTCCTTCTCATCGTCAACGATAACGATAGTACCCTTGATCTTGAACTTCTTAGGCTCAACAGCGATACCTGTAAAGCCGGTAGAAGCGTCGAGGGTGGCGTCACCTGTACCCTTCAGTGTAACCTTGGTTAGCTCTGTGATTGCATCCTCGCCGAACATAATTTTCAGCAGGTCCTTTGCCTTTGATGGAACAACGAACTCTACATTGAAGTCGCCGAGCTCTGCTGTAGTTGCCCAGTCGCCTGCAAGACCGATAACCTTGTAGTGGTTGATGGTTGGGTCATCCATAGTCGCCTTCAGCGAGTCAACGGTAACAGGAAGCTCAACATCTGGGGTAATGTCAACTGTAGCCTTGTTCAAATCGGTAATAGCCTTTGAGTAGAGCAGAGTTTTAGGACCATTGAAAATGTCCTTCATCTTGTCAATAGTTGTCATAGCCATAATCTAAAATATTTTAAATTGTTATACCTGAATACTTATTTAGTACGTAACCTTCCTTGTATGATCGTCACGGAAAAACCTGCTCCGTCGTCTGTCTGTAGTGTTATACGAGGATTTGAAACAATGAGATTTTTTGTGGAGATTGGAAATCTGTCCATAATCTCCTGGACTTTCTCGTCAACGCTAGATACATCAAGTGTGTGCGGGTTGCTTGCCGAATTCTTATCGCGCACATACAATTCGATTTGAGCTATAGTGGTGAAATCATTGTAAACTCCACTTGAGTTCATCTCGTTATTGTAGATACTAGATGGAAAGTATACCACGATGTAGCTATTGATTTTCGTATCAACTGCTTTTGGTCGGCTCCGGGAGTAGAGCTTGTCGCAAATCCCCTTCATTGCATTACCGACATCGAAATATAGAGTCTTAATACTAACCATATCTTACATCGATCTAAAGTATCTAACCAAATATTCTCTGAGAGAGGTAATTACGTCGTGACCTCTCTTTACCTCGACAAACTTAGCGTAATCCACGCCGGCAACTAGAAGCATCTGCCATGTAGCATCGTACTTTCCTTTGTTGTGTTCCCTTGAAACAAGTTCATCCCACGCAGCGTTCGGACCATATTCGCCACCTTCTCCATATTCACCCTTGAAAGGTCTCCGTCCGCTGTCTTTGAAGGAGAACGAACTGCGATAATACTTTTCGAGGTTGTATCTCTCTCCAGCAGCAAGGGTTACTCGGGTTGGCTCTGGACCAGGAGCATAATGAATTGACTGCAATGAGCCGTTGTAATATGTACCGATGGCGGTTGACTTGTACAAGTTACCGGTTACGTCATCATAGTTGCGAGACTTGTCGGCAGCCTTCATTGTCATTTCAGCCGCATGATCCATCTTCTGCTGCATCTTTTCTACAGCCATCTGACGAATTTTCTTCTCGACCTGTAAAAACTGACCTGATAAACTTGTCATAATCTAAACCCTTGTCAAATTCCAATATACAACAGTCCTGTTATTATCCGGCTCGCAGTCCTTAACCATACCTACCTCGGTGTTGTTGCCGACAGTGGAGTAGATGGTGTCGCCGTCAAGAGGACATCTGTCAGCATCCCATTCGTCATATCTGACAGGAATCGATGCCTTCCTCTTGTTCTGATCGACGTTCTTGTCTCCCTCTGTAGTGGTATCGGTATAGCTGCGGCCTTCGCCATAGTAGAGAATGATTTCCTTGTCCTCACCAACCGGAGCATCATCATCGGCAAACGGGTCATCAGGGTCGGCTTTTCCGACGACCTTCCTCACGATCTTGATGATGTGAGGATATCTTGGGTTTCTGATGTTTTCCTTTTCCATACGCCTTATTTGATGATGTGAGGGAGAGGTTCTCCCCAAGGAGAATAATTCGCCCTCTTTACTCCGTGGGAGGTCACCCGGAAGGTGGACTTCTTCTTGAGCATCGAACCAGGCTCCAGCTCCGCATAGATAGCATTAGCCTCTGCCTTCATCTCGCTCCTGTCGTTGTCCGACATATCGTAGCCACCTCCCGAATGAGTCCATCCGTTATCGGAGTCGGAGGTGTTGTTCACCTTGCTCGGACCAAGAACAAACCATTTCAGCATGTCGGCATAGGCAAGTCTTACCTTGTCCTTGTCGCAGGCTTCGAGGTCGATGCCATTTTCAAGTTCCCTGTCGTGCATAATGCCCAGCAGTGCCTTCATCGGCATCTCGAACTTCACCTTATTAATAAGGTAGTCGTTCACAGTGTAAATGTTCATCTCCGAATCCATAGTCATACAATCTAGTTACGTTAAAGAATTAACCCTTCTTGGTAATGTCGATAATCCAACGGTAAGGAGAATCGAGCATGGCAGGAACAGAAGCGAGGAACAAGTCTGTCTTGAACTCCTGGAACATACCGTTCGCTGTGACCATGTTACGAAGCAAACCGAGGCGGTTGTTGGTCTGTGCCCAAGCAACATCCACGAGCTTGTTACCGAGAGTGTCGAAAATTCGCTTATCGAGAATTTCCTTGCGCATGAAACGCAAAGGCTTGCCAGCAGGGCGAAGAACGACTGTTCCGTCTGCCCAACCACGAATCTCTGTAACTGTGCCATCGAAGCGCTTGTTGTGCTCAACCTCATCAACAATCTCGATAGGAGAAAGACCGTTGAGGTCAACAACAGACTTCAAGAACATTGCGTTGTTTGGACCGTAGTTTTGCAAAACTGCCACAAAGTTAGCGTTCGCCCAGCTCTTGTACAACTCAGCAATCTGCTTGTTCTTCAAGAATACGTTATTGTAGTCGTTCTTGGTCATCTGCCATACGAGAGGTACACTGCGGTACTCGATGTTCTCCTTGCGCCAATCCTCCTCAAACTTGCGCATCTGCTCAAGCAAGTCGCAGCTTGGATCGTTCCAGGCAAGCGTACCCGCCTTTTTGAAGTTCTTCTTTGGAACCTTTGCGTCATACAGAGGCTCCTGGATACCACGACCAATCTTGTCGTAGTCGATGAAACCGGTCGAACTCAACTGGGCTGACATGTATGTCATAGTCATGTCGAGTGAGTCGTACAATACCTGTACCTTGTCGAGGTAAGCATCAACCAGGTCAGCGTCGTTGCCGAACTCATCCTGGAGAAGCTTCATCTTGTGGTAACGCTCTGTCGCAGTCTCACGGAAGCCGTCAGCAGCGAAGTCTGGGATAGAAGCGGTGTACCACTCAATACCCTCGTGGTCGTTCTGATAGCCCTCGCCGAGAGGAGCACGGAGGTTCATCAAGGTTGCAGGGTTCAATGTACGTGTGCGAACCTTGAAGGTTGCATCACCATTGTTAGATGTAGGGGTGAGATTTGGATCAATGTCACCCTGTGTCAGATACCAGCCGTTGTTACAGCGCAATACGCCGTCACGATTGACGAACTTCTGAAGGTAAGTGTTGTTACCCTTACCAGTGAAGAACTTCGCAAGCTGCTCGACACCAATATCAATTTTTGCCATAATCCTGAATCAATCTTTTTACGTTAGACAATAGGTTAAATATGCCAGAACTCTGGGTAGAGTGACTTGTTCATCGCCTTGACAGCAGGAGGAACAGGACCCATACGGTCAAGCCACATAACGCAGTCTGGATTCAACATACAGAAGTTGTTGTTGTTGCGAGGCTGATGATACTTGTCTCCGCCGGCATTGAAATAAGGAAAATCGTTGTCGCTCGGAGCAAAGCAGTTAGGATTGGTCACCATAGGCAATACGGATTCGCCTGCACTTGCAGCCTCAACCAATACGTCACCTACCTTCAATGTGCCGAGAGCAGCAGAAAGAGTAACCTTCCAAACGTCACCTGCGGAATCATCAGCAGTAGCCTCGACTGCTGAAATAGTCACACCCTTTGCCTTTGTCTTGAAGTCCTTCTGACCGACCATGATGGTGTCGCCAGGAAAAGGAATGTGAACGAAGCCGTTACGAACGATGTAGATGTCTGTGTCTGTAGGCGCAGTTGTGGCTTTTGCTACACCGTAAGCCTTCAGAATCTTGAATGTTGCGCCAGGGCCGTCGTTGCCAGCTGTAAAGCCGAGGTCGTGCTCAATCAAGTCGCCGGCATAAATCTTAGCCTGGCCCTTGAATGGGTTGACAAGCTTACCACCAATAGGTGGGTGAACGAAGGCATTCTTGATAAGCGCCTCAAGACCGGCAAACACATATCGGGTTCCGCCGACCTTACCTTCTGTCTGAATGATGGTCGCACCGTGGTTCAGCATGCCACGAGTACCCATCTGTTCCATGTAGGAAATAGAAGTGTTGTCCATAATCTTTTTACCTTTTTAAAATTGTTATCCTGAAATTACTTCTTGTCTCCACCGCCGAATCTCTTCTTTCGACGCTCGGCCACTTCTTCCATAAACTTGTCATCATCTGTGGACGTGCCTCCGCTAGACGTGCGACTGCCTTTTGCAGGAATACCGTTTTCACCGGTAGCCTCCTTGTACTCTGCGGTGTAGATTTTTTCAGCCTTAGAAACCAGGTCGTCGATGTCGGCATCTTCGTCCGGAATCTCCAGCTTTGCGATTGCAGCATTGAGGAAGTAGTTCTTCATTTCAAGATTTGCCTTGTCGAACTTATCCTTCAAACCTGCCTTTACAGACTCGATGGTTGCCTTCCTTGCAGCCTTCTTGTCCCTTTCTGCGTTAGCTTCCTTGAGGGCTTTGATTTCTTTGAGAAGCTCGTTGTATTTGTCGTCAGGATCGTCATCCTTGTCAGCCTCCTTACGCTTGCGCTCCTCTTCCTCTTCCTTCTTCTTGCGTTCAGCCTCCTCCTTGCTCTTCTTTACCTCGTCAGAGATATTCTTGTGCAAGTTGCCGTTGATACGCTTCAGACGGTTTGCTAACTTGGTAACCAACTTGGAATTTGCTTCCTCGTCATCACCGAAATCTTCCAAAACATCATCAAGTTCCTCATTGATGGTCTTTTGGCTAAGTTCTTTGAACTTGGTGGTATCAACCTCCTTGTTCACTAATGCTAAGAGTTCCTCTCTTGTCATGTTGTTTTTTGATTAAAAATGTTATCCCGAAAGTGGTCCCTCCACCTCGAAAACGTATAAATATACCTTTTATTTTGCAAATATATGAATAAACATGCAATTATCAAAGAAAAATTGTATATTTTTGCAGTATTAAATGTATATTTATGCAGAAAGATGTATTTTCAGGATTAAAATTGGATAACGGAGAGCCTATTTATACTCAAGAGTATATCCAATCATTAAGAGACGCCGACAAGAAGCACCCCGACAAGCTGAAGATTATAGCTCAGCGTGGCGGTCAGGAACGCATGCTGTCTATAGACGCTGATATTAAGATAGTTGGCGGCTCGCGAGGCGGACCACTTCTTGTCGATACCAAGGTTGTTACCCCATTTGGTTATAGGCGTATCGGGGATTTAAAGGCAGGTGACATCATCAGTGGAACTGATGGTGGAATGCAGCGTGTCGTATATCGCAAAGACCACGGCAAACTTCCTGCTTACAAACTAAAGTTTGTCGATGGGTCTGAAGTTATTGCATCATACGACCACCTCTGGAATGTACGTAAGACTTGCTATAGAAGCAAGAAGAGAATCATTAACGGGTTATCTATCAATGATGATTATAGGGTATGGACCACCCAGATGGTTGTTGAACACCTCGCAAAGCTGAAGACTGGCGAGATTAAAAATAGCAAGTTGCTCATACCTTTGTGTGAGCCTGTAAAGTTTACTCGCTCTTGGGGAAATCGTCATTACAAACCAATGAGCTCACCTTATGTTATGGGCGCCATACTTGGAGATGGATGTATAACCGCAAATATAAAGAATGGAAGTTATGATGCCATGCTATGTAGCGCAGACGAAGATATCGTGAGAGAGTTTGAGAGTGCTGGCATCGATATGACTAACTATGCACAAAAACAAGGCAGTATAGCTTGTGATTACAGAATCAAGGATGAGAGATTACGTAATGATCTTGAGGGTTTAAAGCTATACGGTTGCGACGCTTTCAATAAGTCGGTTCCAGATTTCTATAAGTTTGGCTCTATAGAAACAAGGTGGGCTATTCTTCAAGGACTTATGGATACCGATGGTACTGTGGACAAGCGTGGACATTGTATGTTTTCGACAGTCAGTGAGCAACTTGCTAAAGACGTTAAGTTTTTGGTGAACAGCCTTGGAGGACTTGCCACTATAAATAAGTACGAGAACCACTACACCAAGAATGGAGAACGTATTAAGGCAAGCGATTATTATGATATTTACATCAGAATTAATCAGTCAGAACGCTTATTCCGTCTTCCACGTAAGAAGGTGCTTTGTACCGAGTACAATGGCGGCGTAAGCGAACTGGGAAGAAGGATTGTTGATTTTGAATATGTAGGAGAGAAGGAGTGCTGCTGTATTGCAGTGAACAACACAAACTCTCTGTTTATGGTGGAAGACTTCATCGTCACTCACAACTCCAAATCGTTCTCTTCCCTAATGGAAGTTCTGAAGGATATTAAAAATCCAGATTTTCATGCAACAATTCTTCGTAACGAAAAAGACGACTTACAGTCCTTAGTGACAGACTCTTATAAATTGTTCTCCCAATTTGGAACTTACAATAAGTCACAAAATGATATGACCTGGAACTTCGATAACGGAGGGTGGCTCAAATTCTCGTACTATGCTGGAGCCTATCAGGACTTCAAGACACGATTCCAGGGTCGCCAGTATGCCTATGTCTGCATCGATGAGGGTACTCAGTGTCCATACAAGAAGTTCAAGTACCTCTTGACTAACAACCGAAACGCAGCTCACATACGAAACCGATTCTGGATTACCTGTAACCCTGACCCGGAATCATGGGTGCGAAAGTTCATCGACTGGTGGGTTGACGAGAATGGATACATTATACCGGAGCGAGATGGAGTTATCCGCTACTGCTTCATGGATGGTGATACACCGGACTCTATCTACTGGGGTAACACAAGAGAAGAGGTATACGAACAGTGCAAGGGCATTATCGATAGCCTTTGGAAGGATAGCTATGAGGAACTTGGTTATACAAAGCTCGAAATGTTCATCAAGTCGGCAACATTCGTTCGCGCTGACGTATCAGAGAACATTAAGCTTATCTCTACCGATGCCTCATATCTCGCCAACCTTGCCCAACAGGATGAGGAACAGCGTATGCGAGACCTGGAAGCTAACTGGAACTGGAAAGCTGCCGGAGATGACATGATCAAGATGGAAGACCTTGATGAAATCTACGACAATGCGGAACAAATCGGAGACGGAAAACGTAGAGCCTCTGCCGATATCGCATTCACCGGAGGCGATAACTTCGTAATGTGGCTTTGGGAAGGATGGCATTGTAAAGACTTGGTTGTTCTGAGGCTGGACCCTAAGACACTCGTTTCGGTAGTTGAGGCCAAGCTGAGAGAGTGGGGTGTCGAGGAATGTAACTTCACTTACGATATGCAGGGTATCGGTCAGTACTTTAAGGGATTCTTCAAGGATGCCGTCCCATTTAACAACCAGGCAGCACCTATACCTCAGAATCATCAGGAAGAAGAAGGAATCAAATACCTATATAAGGATTTGAAGTCTCAGTGTGCGTGGTTATTCTATAAGATGATAAAGGAGAAGCAGATTTCCATCGACTCGTCCCTACTCGAAAGAAAGTATTCAGGAAACGGATTTGACAAGGTCCCTCTCAGACAGATTCTTCAGAAGGAGCGTAAGATGCTCAGACGTGACGAGAATAGCGATGATAGGGGATTCAAGCTATTACCTAAGAAGATTGCCAAGAAATATGTCGGGCACTCGCCTGACTTCTTTGAATCTTGGTTCTATGTAATGATATTCAGTTTAACAAAAAAGAAAAATAAAAAGGTAAAAGGATTATGGATGCTATCAAGGTAAATAATGTAAGGGAGCTGCTCGTAAGGAAACCATTCTACGAGCTTACTCCTGCTGGGTACATGAAGCACTCGACTGTAAGCGATGTCGTTCCCGACTATTACGACGGAACGATGCCAGACGATACCATGTATCGCCGCATCAAGACGCAGGCAGACTTCTTGCGTGAGTACTATCCATCTGCACACAGAATAATGGACGAGAAGGAATACCCGGACATCTGGAAGCTGAACCCTGAGAATAACAGGTGGTACTGCCAGAAGATTCAGCGTACAGCCTTTGCGTTCCAGCAGCTCATCCACACGAAGCATCTGCTGCACTTAACCGGCAACGATGTTCAGTTCGAGCTTGCTGATGGTGATGACTACGAGAACGAGAAGAAGGTAGAGGAGAATCAGAAGACCCTCGATGTATTCAAGAAGGGCTGGCTTATGCACGATATGGAGATTCGCTTCTTTGAAGCCGTAAGTGCATATCTGAAGGTTGCAGAATGTGCAATCGTCGGCTTCTTTGATGAAAAGAAGAAATTCTGCACACGAACACTCTCTTATGATCGAGGAGATATCCTGTACCCTCACGTCGATTCACTCACTGGCGACCTTTTGTGCTTTGCCAGGAAGTACTACGACTACGACGATGAGGGCAACGAGAAGACCGAATATGTCGAGGCTTGGGATAACCGGAAGTTCTACCGTTTCAAGAAGGCTGCCAAGTCTGGAAAGGTGAAAGAGGTAATGACGAAGATTGCAAGGATTTTCGGAATTGATGACTACACCCTAATTGAAGAGAAGGACCACGGCTTCCAATTTGTACCGGTAGCTTATGCACGTAACGAAAACGGACCTTGCTGGTTTATGGTTCAGAAGAACATCGAGGACTACGAGGAGGCATTCTCATATCTCTGCGAGAATAATAAGGCGTACGCTTTCCCAATCCTTACGCTCACTGGCGATGGTGAGGATATTTCTATAACCGGCGACGATATGACCGGCTCTGCGAAGACAATCATGATTACGGACACTAACGGCAAGGCTGAATTCTTGAATGGAACGGATGCCTCTGATGCCTTCGCTACACAGCTCAACAAGTCGTATGACCTCATCTATGAGCTGTCATTCACCGTGAAGCCACCTGAGTTGAAGTCCGGTGACCTCCCAGGTGTAGCCATCAAGCTTCTCTATTCTCCTGCACTGGAGGTTGCAATGAACGACGCACAGGAGTTACAGCCATTCCTGGATAAGATTCTCCGCATCTGTCAGTTCGGCATCGGTACTGATGAAAACTGCGTCGCTACAATGTCTGGGCTTCCAATCAACGCGTGGATAAGTCCGTATGTTCATAGTAATAAAACAGAACAAATTACAAATATTGCCACTGCGGTTCAGAACGGATTTCTCTCTAAGCAGACGGCTTCAGAACGCTGCCCTGACTTCCCTAAGACAGCTGAATATGAGCGTATCATGCGAGAGAAGAAAGAGGAGGACCAGCAAGACCTTCTTATGGATATGCAACGTGCGGATAACGAAACAGAGAATGCAATCGAGGAGCAGAAAGCTACAGCTCAGATTAACGGATACTCAGCCACAGTAAATACCGGTAACGGAAGAAAGCGTGGGCGCCCCAATAAATTTAACACCGATTCCAACGGCAACAGGTTAGGGGAGTCACATTGGGACGAATTCAACAAGAAGAATTAATAGCCTATGGATGAGTTAAAACGTTCTGTCGATTACAGCAGAAAGCGATTGCAGGCAATCCGAAACTGCGAGAGCCACCTATCAGATATTCTCTGGAAATCGACACAGAAAATAATTACCGCAAGCAAGCGATACAGAGGTGCGGGCAGGCTCACAAACGAGTCAGCCCTGCTCTCTTACGCCAAGAATGTTACTGCTGAGGCAGAGGAGAGTATCAACAGCTACATCTCTGCTTATTCTAAGGCTTCATGCAAGATTCTCGGGATTGACAGCGAGAACATCGAATCGTTTCTCGTCAGCGACATCTACGGAAAGACGACATCTGAAAGAAACGCTGTCTATCTCGGAAACTTTGCTGAAGATATTGTAAGGATGATCAAGGCGGGTACTCTTATGGGATATTCAGACCAGCAGCTCCTGTCTTCCATCCGCACAGGCTATAAAGACCCATATCACACATCAGTCATCACAAAGGCGAAGAGAAAGGACATTAACATCGATGTTCCTTCTTACGGAAAGGGCTACTACAAGAACGCCTATCAGAATATCGTAAGAAATGCTTCTCAGGTGATAGCCTTGGCGTGGGGTCAGGCAGAGCAGGAGTATGGGCAGGAGAACAAGGCTATCGGGTTTTACGTCAAGAGAGGAAGTAGTTATCCGTGCGAAATCTGCCAAAATGAAGCCGATGCTGGCATCCATTCTTTCAAAGACCCATATCCACCGTTCCACGTTTCGTGTTGTTGCTACACTTTATTTGCGTTCAAGGATAATAAAAAGAAATGATATGATAAATTCTGAATTAAATTTTACTTTAGAAGAAATTCTTCCGAAGTTCCCTAAAGAATTCCAGGAGAAGATAAAGCACTCTGTAGAGCTTCTGAGAAAGGCGGAGAAGCTTGCACTGGCATACTCGCCTAACGAAGGCTTCTATCTATCGTTCAGTTCAGGCAAGGATAGTCAGTGTCTTTATCACATTGCCAAGATTGCAGGCGTGAAGTTCAAGGCTCACATGGGGCTTACGTCCGTCGATCCACCAGAAGTAATCAAGTTCTGCCGCAAGCACTATCCGTACGTAGATATGATAAAGCCGAAAATCAGCATCTATAACCAGGCCCGTAGGGAAGGCATGCTTCCGACAAGACTGATACGATGGTGCTGTCGAGTCTATAAAGAAGGTATCGGCGCAGGCAATGTTGTCCTCATCGGAATCCGTCACGCAGAAAGCAGACAGCGTTCGGGTAGGAGTGAGGTCGAGATTACCAACCATAAGTACAGCGGCTCTCTTGAAGGTCTTGACGAGTTCCGTGATAAAAGGAACAGTCAGAAGCGTGGCCGTCCAACCCGGTGGGGCATCCACGAGATTAACATCACCAATGCCAGTGATGAGCGTACCATCGGCTGCATCAGAGGCTACGAATCGCTCTTAATCTCTCCAATCATAGAGTGGACAGATGATGATGTATGGCTATTCTTGAACACACTCGGTATTAAGCATTGCAAGCTGTACGACGAGGGCTACTATAGGATTGGCTGCCTGTGCTGCCCTATGCACAACTATAAGCAGAAACTCGCCGACTGCAAACGCTATCCGCATATCTATAATAGTTGGATTAAGGCCATCAAGGATATCCAGGCTAGCGGAAGGATGATAGACGAAGGATTGTCGCCGGAAGAAGTGTTCGACTATTGGATATACGGCAAGTCTATCAATGTATGGAGAGAACACCGCAGGCAGCAAACGTTGAACTTTTAAATATCAAGATTATGATTGAAGAAACAAAAGGATACACGTTATCCGTCGATACGTACAAGAAGGCGAAGTCTCTCAAGATGAAAGACCCTCGCTATTACATCTATGCAAGTCTCCGTGGCTCAGGTATGCCAATGAGGGATTGTTGGGCGATTTCCTTCCAGGGAGAAGGATTCAACTGGACAAAAGACGTTCTGGAACGGGAGATGAACAAGCTAGAGTCTTTAGAGTCTGTTCAGAAGAGAATCGCAGAGGTGCAGGGTAAGAAAGCGAAGAACGAGGACGCTGAAGAGCTTTCTTCTGAAGAGTTAGCGAAAGCTACCTCCAAGGAGCAAATTCTCAAAGACCTGGTATTGGCTCAGCGAAAAGCCAAGTATGGATCACCTGAGTGGCTCAAGATAGTTGCATCCATCGCCGACTATAACAAGATTAAGCAGGACGAGATTGATACGGAAAACAATGTGGTCCATTACTACATTCCTCTGTCGATGCCAAGATGCTGCGAGGACTGTATTATCTTCAAAAATGGCCAGGCGACCTTTCAAAAGAAGAAGAAATAGTTAAATTCGTGTTAAAGTAACTTTGTTTTACTAGAATTTCTGCAAAACCAAGTACCTTTGCAAGCAGATATACGTTCACAGATTCGTTCTGCTGTTCGTAATTCTGTTTAATTGGTTACGAGGGGTGGTGTCTTCACAGATGCCACCCCTCACTTTTATATTATGAAAGTAGAAGAAAAATATAAATTCAATTAAGGATACTTCTCTCCGGTAACCAACTCAAGTATACCCTTAAGCCTATCATTAAGAAGGTCGTCGTTGAATACTGGAAGAATACCGTATGGAGGCAGTTTCTTCGTCTCTGCGGCCTCCAAAACAAACTGGAGCGCCTGTACCAGGGAAGTATGGTCTTGAACGACCTCAAGCAACTTATCGCTCATCCTTGCCTCCTTCCTTTTTAATCTGTTCTGCCATCTCAAGAAGAGTCTCGGCGTGCTTATCGCGGTCGATGACTTCCTGTACGGCCTCATCGCTCTCCTTGCGAAGCTGCTCTTCTGTCTTACCCTCGTCGGCAGCAGCGTTTCTTCTTGCAGCCTCACGAGAAATGTATTCGTCACGGAGTTTCAACTTACCTGCCGTGTATTCTGCATCGCCAGGCAACGATGTATCCGCATACATAAGCTGGGCAAATGCCTCGATGATGTTTCCATTATCCTTGGAGAACTCATAATGGTCTCCTACAGCCATAGGAACACATTCATCGAGCGCAGCGTACATGGATGTACCGATAGAGTATTCAATACCCCATGTACCGGCAATGTCCGCAATCTTGATGAAAGGCAGCGAACCTCTCTGTAAATGCTTCTTGATCTCAGCAGGAATATCCTCTCTGAGTGAAGCAACTTCTTTCTTAGACAAGCTCTTGCTGAACTTCAGCACGGTGAAGTGTCTTGTCTTGATAGTCTTTCCAAATGGTAATGCCATGATAACAATATTTTAAAGTTCAACTTTTATTTCCTTATACTCGAAATCTGTGCAAGATGGATTCTCCTCAGAAGTAAACCTAATCTCATTAGGGTGGTTACAAGCTCCATTCTTGAAGAAGAAGCAATCCTTGCAAGTATATACCAGCGGAATAATGTCTCCGCAAGCATCATCGTCAGGATTTGTGTATGTATATAAGTCTTTGCCCATGCAATATGGGAACTCAGAATCTTCATCATTCAACAATACACAATCCTTACAAGTGTATTTAGTCTGTGCCATGTTCCTTACATTTTTGATATTCCATCAATGTCAAGATACAATAGTTAGCGCAGTCAAGAAGAGCATCTTCCAATGGTTCATTAGCAACTTGCGCTTCGTTGTCCCTCAACGTCTTAATGCGATTCACTTTCTCTCGTATCTTTCCGTAGCCGTAGTTGATACCAAGCTCATCATACATTTCGGAAAAAGCATTCCCATAATCGTGATTCTTGCGCTTATAGGTATCACTCATCTTGTCGGTGATATCCTTGAAGCGGTCAGCATCGGTATTTTTGCTTTGTTCTCCCATAACAATACTATTAAACGGCGACTCGTTCCAATTAAGATTATCAACGCCGATAGAATCTTTCCATTCATCCATCAGATTTTTTGCATATTCAGGATAGATACCGTTCTTTTGCAAAATATCCAAATCAACGCGTACACTGATAGCATCACCAATATCACAATAGACACAGCTATCTTTGACAGACTTAACAGTGAAAGCATCTGTTGGTTCACTCAGTGCCGCATAGCATTCCTTCCTTGTATTGACATAATAGCGAAATCCATCTTCGGTGCGTTCTATACTCTCGCATGGAAGTAAAAACTTCAATCCAACCTTAATATCTTCTTTCTTAATCATAAGCTATTTCCTTCTATATTAAACACCATAACAAAACCAAAGTAAACCAGCAACTTTCATCTCTTTTTCAGAAAGCAATTCAAAACAATCAAGGTTATAATCCTTACTGACACAAACCCTAATTGGAGGTGCAAATTGTTTTTGTTTCACAGCGATTGTATATAATGATTCATTGGGGAAAACTGAATTTACATCCTCAACAACCGCGCACATAACCCTGCCATCTTTTCTGACTTCCGCATAACTTTCTATTTTCTGCTTTAGCTTTCCATCGGAATTATTTATAAAAAACTCTTTTGGCGCAAGGCAAATGTCACCAAGTTTTAATTTCTCGTTTTTATCCATAAGCTATTCCTCCTTATCTTTAATTTCAACAAAATCACCAATACCCAAACGAGCCTTGTTGATGCAAGACGCAATCCAACCTATCAGATAGGCAGAAGGCTCGCCGCCATGTTCCATACCAATATCATCCTCGATGGCATCGCATGCGTGAGAAGCCTCATGACAACAAACTCCCATTCTCATAGAATCCTTGCTTGCAAAATTAATAAATGAACAAAGCCTCTTATTCTCCTTTTCTCTAACTATATCGTAGGTTATTGCGTCAGAATTAGAGAAATCAACCTTCAAAACCTCGCCATCTCTACCTTCAAAACACTTATTAGCGTCTTCTTGGCTCATGCCAATAGCGACACATAACAATCTCGGATAGATAACAGGGTCGTATTCGTAATATCCTTTCTTCTTCATATTCTCAACTATTTCTGTTTGGAGACAATCTCGATGGCAGACAACAATGTCTTTTCGCTGATACCTTTTCCACTACCAACACCATCTTTCTCTATCTTGTCAATGGAACTCTTTATAGAGCATACTGCATCATTTATGCTATCTGCACTACTCATCGTATTTTCGATAGCTGATTGCAGCTCATCGAAACGCTTGTCTATATGATCCTTCAATCTTTCTTCGTGCTCTATAACGTTTATAGAGTTTGCGATTTTTGCATGCGTCCAGTTTTCTTCTACACATGCATAATAATCGCCTTTTGTATCATCATGAATCTTGGAAGACACAACTCTTAGACACACGAAATCGTCTCCATCCATTACAGCATACACACCCTCTCCTGATGGGTATAGTTCGGCTTTCGCCTTATTATCCCTACTTTCTCCTTGTATGTATGCGACCTTTCCTAAAACGTTAACTCTAATTTCCATATCTCAACTATTTATTATGTAACCTACCAATATGCCACTTTGAGCAAACCTTGCATAAGTAAGGATGCCAGCCAAGTGCCTTCAACCTCGGAATCTGATTCAGGAACTCCCAAGCATCATCCTCAGTCTCGTAAGCAACCTTTGCCTTCCATGAATGAACCTTTCTAGTCCAATGCTCCGGGTCTGGCTTGAACGGCGGAACCTTGTTCGGATTGTGATGTCTTCTCATAGGCACTTGAATGAAACGCTATTCAACGTCCTGTTCACAGCAATCTCCCTCTCGTTACACATGATCCTCATGCACTCCAGGGCATCATCGCGGACAGCAATCATAATCTCCTGCATCGAAGCGGTGGCCGGAACAATATTCCCATCAGCCTTCTTCTTCGTGATACGGGATATAATCTCCTTGATATATTCCTTGTCTATCATAGAAATCTGTTTTATAACCGTTAATCATCAGGCTGAATGAAGCTCTCAGGCTGCTTGATGTCCTCCTCACCACGCAATTTATTCTTCACGTCATTGATTAGAAGCTCCTGCTTCAGGTCAATCATCTGCGCGCCGTAAACCAGATACGTCATTCCGCCCTGTGACCTCTTCTTGAAGAAGCCGTACTTGTCGCTCATATCACGCCCGAACTTCTGAATCGTAGGGATATCCTTCTCCTCGACATCGTTGGCCTTACAGAACTCGACGAACCTCTCGTACATCTCCTTGGCAAGCATGCACTCAGAAATCTCACCCCTCGCCTCCCGACTGCACCTCATATCATACGCCCTTATCCAGGCATAGATAGGATTGCTTCCGAGAAGAGAGATGAGCAGCCGTCTCCTGCTGCCCTCAGCTGCCGGGAACCTGTACTTCCTGCTTCTCAGCTCCATCGCGCCACGGAATATCCAGTTGAACACTCCGCTCAGCTCTTCACGGATGATCTTGCTCGCAAGCTCCGGGTCCTGCCTCTCCTTAGGGATGGTGACATCGAAGCTCACGTACTGCAAGCGTCTGATGAATCCGAGCGACGCATCATCAGGGAACGGAAGCTCGTTGAGGTTGAAGATGAGGTAGGGGATTGAGTTCCCCTCCAGGATATCCCTGCCGAGTTTTCTCATCGGGACGGGCTCGCCGCTCACGAGTCTCTTGAACATACCGGTGTTCTTTCTCCCGAACTTCTTCGGGTCGGAATCGGAAGACCAGTTGAAGATGGCGTTTCTGATGGGATACCTTCCCCTCATTCCCTCGTCACCGTCGGCAGTGAGGTCAGCGTAGTCCATCTTGCTTATCCTGTCCTTGCCGAATATGTTGCAGGCAACGTCGAAGATGACGCTCTTTCCGTTGGCTCCCGTACCTATAAGGAGAAGACAGAGTTCAATCTTCGATGATTCCTTCCCTTCGTACGGATTGTATGCAGTACCTCTCTGTATGAGACCAAGACCGAGGAACATCTGGAGGATCATCCTCGACGTCCTGTCCGGAAGGACCTCCTTGATGAAGTTCATCCACCTGTCACACTTCGCCTTCGGATTGTAGTCGTATGGGTGGTAGTATGTGACATGGTACTCGGGAGAGAACGGCATCACGTTCGGATACTTCAGACCGCTTCCGAAGTCAACCACTCCGTTGGCGAATGCAACGATGTCAAAGGTAGGTCTCAGTATGTTGTAGCACTCTATCACCTCCATGAACGACTTGTTCATCACCGTACTGATGCCGAGCATCGGAGCCATGGCCAGGTCAAGGAGCAACAGCTGGTAAGCCTGTTCAAGGACTATCTTCGGAACAGCTTCGTATATCTTGCCGTTGAACATGTAGTAAGCACCGTTGTAGTACTTCACAGGAGCCTTCTTCGCCAGACGTCTCATTGACCTGATGAAATTGGACTTCAGCTTGTTGTACTTCTCAGAGTTTGCCTTGCCCCAGTCCTGGCAACGGAGCTCTTCGAAGCCGTACTCGTCATGCCTCGAAAGGTCAAGCAGCTGAGCGTGCAATGTGTCTATAGCAATACCATTTTCCATTTATGTACAATAATAATATTAATTTTCCGTTATTGTGTAGGATAAACCCCGATAAACAGGGGCTTTCTGAAGGATAACACGTGTCAGGTCGTCCTTATAACATGTCGTCTATAAAATATCGACAATACAAAGATACAGATAATATCCTGAATATCCGCTAAAACCCTAGTAAATAAAGGGTATAAATATACATTTTAGGTATACATTAAATGAAGGATAGGTATACATTTATGGTTTGGTCTGCAAAGTAAGAGTTTATGGTATCAAATGTTAATAAATAACGGATGAATGAATATGCATAATTATCCTTTATGGAGGAAAGTAATTAAACTTTACAAAAAGGCTAAAAAATCGGAAGAAAAAATTTTTAGATGAGGTGACTACCGCGCTGATTTATAGCTATAAAGGGGGTGTGGGGGTGTTTCTTCTGAAATTATTACATTTTGTGTCGGTTTATATAGTGTAAACCGGCGTGAAACATTATTTTTGTAATTATTTCAAATTGTCGGTTTATATTTATAAAAAATTTATGTAACTACTTAATAACCAACACTTTATAATATTGTTTATATTCATTTTCTTGCATAATTATGCATTATCAATAAAGCGTGAAACACAAAAACTTATTACAATATATTTGACCAAAAAAATGTTACAATAATAACGTACTGGTTAAATGTTAAAATATTAACATTTAGTATTTATGTAGTTGGATATACGAAAGTAAAACGTAACATATTAATACTTTGCCACAAAGTGTTAAAACCCATAACTATCTATATATCAATATGTTATAACATCTTTAAAGGTCGATTTTTAACATAAAAAATTTGCTTTTTCCAATAAATTTTCGTACCTTTGCAGTACAAAAAGAAAGAGATAGGACACTATCTTATAAGTAACATTTAAACAATTTAGATATGAAAGATTTAGAAATGAAAGGTGCTCAAGGTTATGAGCACGTAAGTACTAAGGTTGCTAGTTATGTAACCGAGTGCAAAGGTAGCGAAGTATTAGCGCAGAGTCTGGAAGTACTTAATAGTTACCGAAAGAAACTATTAAATGAGTGTACCGATAGCGAAGTTGTAAACGCAAAGAAAGAGCTTGAAAAAGCACGTGCTAAATATAACAAGCTAGCGACAAATTACGTACTCTCAGACAAAAGCTACTGCAATTTGCAAACTGAGTGCGTACGCAGCGCAGTAAGCGAATTTTCACGTAGGCACAAATTGCCAAATTTCTTTGCCTGGTTTGATAATAACGGCAAAGATAAGCAAACTAGCATAATAGATAGTTTGCAGCGTTTGGGCTCTAAGTTGTGCTCTTTACATCAAGCATTTTCAAGTGGTGCAAAGGTAGCAAAGAAAAAGTCTGAGTCTATTACAGACTTACAGAAACAAATTGCAGAGTTACAGGCTAAACTAGCAGCAGCGCAAAAGTAACACAAACAAGGTAGCTAGAGAAATCTAGCTATCTAGTTTTTCCTACTGGCTATTTGATAGGTAGCCAGTGGGAAATTTTACTCCAGGTTTTTCAACTTGGAGCGGGTCGTCGTACCCTTATTTTTCCTATCACGTTTAAGCGTACATTTGCGGGTCGGTGCCGCATAAGGGAACAAAACAGAAATTTTGGTATTATTCCAGAGAGAGAATTTATTCTCCCTCAGGGGATTTATTGTCAAAATTTCAGAGAGCTATCCGGCAAACGAATCTGTAGTGATACAGAAAGGCGGGCGAGAAATCCCGTCGAGGGTAGCGAGAGAGCACAGAGCCACCACGATACCGAATGAGATGAGGCACGTGGAAAGAGTAAGAGCCGTAGCTGTGCAGTTATCTAGCGAGATAACGGACGGATAAATCATAATTCATATTCTACCGGTTTGGAATTGTCCGGTCGGGCTGGTTACCCGAGAATCAATTGTGTGTGCAATCACGATTTGCAGCGTATCAAGGCGCACACTATCCACGCTGACTGAAATCGGTTGCTTGTCATCCGTGCGAGATTTATCTCCTCAGAAATAAACAAGCTGCTGGCAGAAGCATAAAATCTGTAGGGTGTGAGCCACGTAGTTAAGACGATAAAGATAAAACGTGGTGCAAAGATGCGCATCCTGGCTAACGGGGCGGGGAGAAATCTCCGCTCTACAATTATGAACCATTTAAATATTAGAATTATGAAAGAACAGATTTTGAAGAAGATAGGAAAGACGCTTGTACGTATTAATGTAACAGACCAGAGTGCAGAGGATGCCTACGATGAACTCATTAACAGCAGCCCTCGCCTGTTTGGCATGCTTTCCAGTATCTACAGACTGAATGATGAAGAAGAAAGATTCGCTTGGTCTGCCGGAATCGCCTAAAATCTCCCTACGCTTGTAGGGAACAATAACCAAAAATATTAGAATTATGAGTACGCTAAGAATTAAATGCCTCGATATGTGCGAGGTTGAGAGTATCATTGCAGATGCTCAGGAGATTTTGAGTCACGTAGAATTCGGGTCGCTAAAGAATGGTGTGCTTACATTATTCTGCGTGGCGTGAGCCTAAAAATCTGTAGCCAGTACGATAATTGTCGTGCGTGGCTACGGAACAATTACCAATAAAATATAGATATGAAAGCAAGACAGATTATTTATTCAAGTACGATAATTGTGCTTGGATTTATTCAGAGCGTTCCTGCTCTGTTGTGTTTAGCAAGTACGAATATTGCCATTATTCTGCTTGGAATATTTTGGGGAATTGTGCTTGGAATATTCTGGAGCAGTACGATAATTGGCAGATGGTTCTTCAGAGAGATGTGGCGATCCACACTCCGCTTGGAGAATTTCATCCTTCCTGGAGTTTAAGAAATTTGGAAAGTACGATAATTGTGCTTGGAAACATTTAGCTAAATTCTGCTTAGAGAAATCTAGGCAGTACGATAATATAACCAATTAAGCAAAAGAATTATGGAAAAGAGAATCAGCAAGGGCGTGCTGTCAGCTGCGCTCATATTAGTTACAAGTTTCGTGTGTGGCATTATTGCTATCGCAGGATTTCTGCTTGGAGATTTTCAAGCCGTTTTATATTCTGCCGTTCTTGAGATGTGCGGTCTGTTTATTATCTGCATAATGATAGATGCCATTCAGCAGCAGATAGAGGATATCTGTGAAATGTAGCCAAAACTACCGCTTGGAGATATTCGGGCGGTATCTAGTATTAACCAATTAAATTACAGAATTATGAAGAAGAATATTTTCGTGGCATTGTTTGCCGTAGTGTGTGTTGCATTAGTAATGGTTTCAGTTACTCTCGTGAATTGTCACAGAGCAAACGTGATGCTAAGAAAGACTGTTATTGCTCAAGCGAACGAGATTTTAGAGCTTAATAGCAGTTACACAGCAGAGGGAACTACAACGTTCGTAGGTCTCAGAAAGTAGCCAAAACTGAGAGGATTTCTGCTCCTCTCTTCTATTAACCAAAATATTAAGAATATGTACAAGACGATAACAAAGGAATTAAGCAAGTGTGAGTTAATTGATATCATGATGGGCATTGACTGCGAGGAAGATATGTGTACACACACATCTATCCAGAGAGTTCTATGTCCTATACAGGCGTGCGATGAGTTCGGCGGCGATCCTGAGGATTCACGTTCTCTGCTGCCGGGAACATATCTGGCAGTATATCATGACGAGATGGAGGATGAGCCGTTTCCTATGTTCGCAAAGATTTGCGCCAACATCATTACAGATGAGGACAAATGTCAGATGCTCATGAACGGAGACGGCTGTATTCTGATTTTCCTGCTCAACAAGTACGAGTAGCCAAAAATGTGCTCAGGCATTTTCCTGGGCATACTATGTAGAACCATTAAACAGATTGAATTATGCAAGACAGAAAATCACAGAAGAATTTTGAGCGTGCGCTTATGCATGAGATGGAGAAGATCAAGATAGCAGCGCGCCAGTGGCACAACAACAATACTAAGGGCTATAGGGATTTCCGTAGCAAGGAGGCTATCTCAAAGAGTTTCTCGGAGATTGCGGTGCTGTGTGCATGAGCTGAAATGTGCGTGACGATTGTCACGCATACTATTCACCAATATTTAAGAATTATGATAGATGAAGAATACAAGGAGAATGTAGAGTACATACTCTCTACGATTTTGCCTAAGTTGCAGGAAATCCAAAAAAAAGTATTGAAAAATCAATCAAGACTGAGCCTTGATGTTAGCGTTAGCAATAAAAACGGCGAAGGGTATATAAGTTGTTTTGCCTGTGTCATGAATGACATGGGAGAAATAACGGATACTTGTTTTCCACGTTTCATCTGCGTATGCAGCAAAGAGGAGATTGACGAGCGGCTCAACGAGCTTAAAGAGTTCATCAAGAAGTACATAGCCTGAAATTGAGGGAGTTATTTCTCCCTCTCCTATAAACCAAAAATGTAGAATTATGAGCAAGTGGATTCAGTTTTATCATAAGATTAACAAGTTTGACCTTGTGAACATGAGATTCACCGATGAGGTGAGCGTTGTGGAAATGGTGGGTATGGATTCTGTCATGCCTATTGACGGTAGGCTTAATCTGTCATCCATACGTGATGTAGTACAGAAGAAGATAGAGAGCATGAAGAAAATCGAGAGTTTCGACCCTTGTGCGTTTTCCATCCTCACCGGTCCTAATATTCTGTGTGCTTCAGAAAGTCCGGTGTACAATCTCTAGCCAAAAATGGGCAGTACGATAATGTGCTGCCTGCTATTAACCAAAACAGAATATATTATGACAACAGAAGAAAAGACTCAGCTAGAGAAGCTTGTAGAAAAGTATTTGAAAGAAGATGCGTACAAGCCACGAGAATGGGGAGAGAGAGCCGCAAGGAAGTTTCTCAGCGCATTAAATGGCGAGTGGCTTCTTACGTACAGCTTTAGACCAGACCCGGCGTAGTTATTTGCTACGCCTCCTATTATTAACCAATCAAATTTTGAATTATGACAGACGGAGACAGAAAGTTCCTTGCCAGGCTCGTAGCGAGTCACAAGGCAGTTATCAGCGAGGAGTGCATACGCAAGAACCTCGACAAGAGCGAGTATTTCAGACGCGTAGCACGTGCAGACAAAAAGGCTCAGGAGATTGAGCAATCGTGCATGCGTTCTCGTAAATTTTAAGGCAAACATTCTGTGCAGTCTATCTGCACAGAAACCATGTTAAACCATCAAAATTAAAGAATTATGGAGAAAATGACACAGAAAGAGTTGAAGAGACTCGTTAGAGTAGGAGCTGCCAAGGATATAACACACAGTTCAAGCCGTGCAGCCATCCCGGAAGAATATAGTCAGGTAGGCTATTCTTCCGGTGTGTACGGATGCAACGGAATGCTGTTCCGTGGTCACAGCGGAAAGCTGTATGCCATTTGTGCAAGAACTACGGCTATCTGGGTTTTCGGCTAAAATTACGGGTAAGCGTATGGTGCGCTTGCTCGTTTCTATTATCAACCAAAATACAGAAATATGAATATACAGAAAGTATGGGATGCGTTTATCAAGGAAAATGATAATCCATCATTCGTAAAGATGGCATATGCCGTAGTAGAGCAGCTTGGCGGTGTTAATGAAGACACAATGCTTAATACGCTCGATAAGGTCAGAAATGCCAATGAGGGGTACACTGGATTCTGTTATCATTCTCAAACAAGCAAGTTCTGGAACGAGAACAAGAGTGCTATCATGGAGAATATGCATGAGCTTGCCGATGATTTAGGAGAAGACCTTATCACGATGATTAAGGGCTTCGGGAATTTCAAGGACGACAAATCCGTCACCTATGATGCTATCGGCAAGGCTCTGTATGCTCCTTTTAACGAGGGCGAGAGCAGAAATATCTACGACACATTTGCTAAGTATGCATTGGAAGAGGTTGCGAATCGATTCCAGGACTGGTGGTACGATCAGGACGAAAGCGATTTCGGTGATTAGCCAAACCAATCCTCACTCTCACGGGTGGGGATTTCTATTAACCAAAGATTACAGAATTATGAGTGAATTAGAGAAAATCCTGAAGGACGATTTACTGAAGTGTAAAATCGTTGAGTCAGTAGAGAATCCTGTTAGGCGCGTGGACCTCATCAAGTGGACGCACGACAATACATACTCTATTGCAGAGGTACGCAAGGATACCGGTAAGCTGGAGGTCAAAGACTTGAAAGCTGCCAGTGGTCTTGAGGCATACAAGCATTTCTACAGAAATTATGGCGACATTGCCATATGTGGCTAAAACTCCCCACGATAATGTGGGGAACCATTATGAACCATTAAACAGATGAATTATGGAAAAGAATATTGTAGAAGTTGTTATGAACAACAAGGGTGAAGTTGTCGAGAAAGTAGCCGATTATATCGGTGTGGCAAGTTTTGCCGCGGTTATCGAGAGCCTCTATCGTGAGTGTCTTGAAAATTTCGATGACGCAGAAGATCTGGAAGAATACATTGCAGATGTATTCGAAAAGAATATCCAGTCTCTTGCGTGGGAGTTTACCCATAAGGCAAACAAGGAAATGAAGAAATATCTACATCTTAATGACCAGCACATGAATGGCAATTTTGCCAATCTGTACGAGGACTACCCTAAGCACAGAACAGGTGTTTGGTGGGCATCAGACTACGATGGCGACGATTACTACGATTTGTATCCTCAGATGGTAGCCAGACTTGATTCCGCAGAGGACAGCGAGCAGGCGAACGAGGATAGAGCGTACCTAGAGGAATGGTATTTCAAGGCGTTCGGCACGTACAACATCAGGTACAATTTCTCGAACGAGCTTGAAGGGGTTCACTCCATGATGGAGGAAGATTATGAGGAAGCCTAACAATATCCCCTAGCATGGGGATATTCAATGTTAAACCATTTAAATGATATTAGATATGAGTTACGAATTTGCAAAGAAGGAGATTGGTGATTACAGAATCACCATTTACCAGGATGAGGATGCCGAATGCCCTTGCACAGAATGGGATTTGGTGGGAGTTTACTTCTGGGACTATTCCGATTACGGATACAACAGGTGGCTTTCTCGTGGTTGTAGCAGCGAAGTCAACGCTAAAAATGCGGAGGATGCATTGAAGGATCTAGTTTGTAACTACGTGTCACAAAAGAAGATTATTGATTATATCAATAGTGAAAACGTCGACAATTACCGTATGCGCTATGACAAGAGTGACCGCATGTGGTATCTTGAAAGTCTGTACGAGGGTGAGTGGTATAACCACGAAGAGTTCTGCCCGAGCGACTTGAAGAGATTCGACTATAGAGAGGAACTTTGCGATATCCTCGAAGAGGACGATTTCACGTACCTTCTGCACGATTGTAAGGATATTGCATTCTACGAGTGGTCCTCTACTGGATACAACCAGGGAGATTATGTCAGCGGATATGCCTACTGCGACAAGAAGCGTTTCTCAAAGTATTGTGACAATAATACAAAAAACTGGAGAAAGCGAGCCTTGGACCTATTTGAGCATGAGGTTAAGTGCATAGGTCTTTGGATGTGGGGAGATGTTAAGGGGTTCGTCTTAGAGAAGAAAGTCCATTACAAGAAAGTCTTCACGGAAATAGGTCGTGAGCCGGAGGACGACTACGACTGGGAGCAGATTGATTCCTGCTGGGGAGAGTACTACGAGGACTCTGACGAGCTGATTAAAGACGCTCTCGAAGAGAATGGAATCAAACTAAAAGAAACAGCCTAACAAGGGGAGCTTGCATGCTCCTCTTCTATGAACCAAAATACAAAGAATTATGAAATTGAGACTTTATCACGACACAAGAAAGGAGTTCCGTTTCTGTGTTGACGCATGGACCATTTACGTTCCTTACCCGAAGTGGTTACGTAAAGAGCGTTATGACGCAAAAGGAATTTACCTAGGTTGTTCTCCTACGGAGTATGGGATGATCAGGTGTTGCTGGTGCGAGGACGAAATTACGATTACACGTAATCGACCTTATCTCGGCAAGCGCATTGACCCAAAGACAACATCGAAGGCTTTCCAGAAGATTTTCTATAAATTGGAGAAGCTTTGGAACGAGGCAATCACCAAGAACACGAATGAAGCGTGGAAAGCATGGAGCGAAGCCTAAAATTGGTAGCCAGTTGGCTACCTACCAATAACCAAAACATTATAGATATGAAGAAAATCGAGGTAGGAATGAGAGTGTACTGCGATATACATTCTCAGTCAAAGGAGCACATCGTGACTCACGTTTCAGAGAAAAGAGGATTCGCGGGAATTGATAACGAGTTCTGGTGGCCTATATACCAGTGTTTCCCCTGCGATGAAATAACATTGCCTAAAAAGCGCAGCTAAGGACTGCGCGCAATAACCAAAGCAAGAAGAATTATGAATGAAGACAAAATCCTAGAAATGTTCTTTGAGAAGGCCAGATGGCAGTATGCCATTGAGAAAGGCTTATTCAAGGACATGAACAAAGCAGTAATGTATCAGCTTACAAAACCTGAGGCTCGTCTGGCTATGTATCAGAGGATCAAGAGCGGAAATTACAAGATAATGCCGCCGCATACAGCGAAAATTCCAAAAGACAACGGAGATTTCCGTACGGTCTATGTGAATGAGGCTGTAGACAGAATTCTCCTGAGCATAGCCAACGACCTCCTGTTCGAGCTGATGCCAGAGATGGTGCATCCACGCTGTACGTCGTACCAGAAGGGTATCGGCTGCGGTCGTGTGGTGCAGGAAGTATCTCGGATAATATACTCAGCAGATGGTAAAATCATCGGATTCAAGTCCGACTTATCCAAGTACTTTGATAACGTGCATATTCGATTCATCGACTGGGCATTTGACAAAGTAGAGGAGAAGCACGGAAAGTCTGCACTGATAGATGTCATCCGTGACTACTATCACACAGATATCTATTTCGATGAGGACGATAACCTCTGTGAGAAGTATCAGTCCCTCAAGCAGGGATGCTCTGTTGCTGCATGGCTGGCTGACGTGGTTCTATACCATATCGATGAGATGTTGTCGAATCTGAACGGATATTACGTCCGTTACTCTGACGATATTCTCTTTGTAGGCGAGGACTACGAGAAAGCTATGGGTATTCTGAAGAGTGAACTGGAGAAGATGCAGATGACGCTCAACCCGAAGAAAGTCGAGTATCTTGACGCTAATCACTGGTTCAAGTTCCTCGGATATTCCATCAAGGGTCACAATATCTCTCTGTCGTCCACACGTATCAAGACCTTTCAAAAGGAGATTGAGAAGAGGACGATAAAGAAGCGTGACACCACGATGACGAAAGCCATCAATGCAGTAAACAGGTATCTCTACAAGGGGTACTGCGACTACTCATGGGCCACTCAGGTTCTTCCGGTCATCAACGTGAAAGAGGACATCGACAAGCTCAACGCATTCGTCATGGACTGCATACGTGCGGTCAAGACAGGCAAGAGAAATGTCGGTGGTCTCGGATACGTGAAGACTCAGGCTGTAGGTTGCATAGACCGAGGTCGTGGCAGGAACGTGAAAGCCAACAGGATTAAGACAGAGAGCGAAATCAAGGGGTATCTATCGATAGGTTGTGCTCAGAATGCCTTGCGGACGAGCAGGGCAGCGTACAACACATTGGTGAATACACTGTAGATGAGTATCCTAGCGCAAGGATTTTGCCGGAATGAAGACACAAGGTTTTAAATATCCCGGTTGCGGAGTGCATGGACCTATCTCTTAATAAGAGATGGTCCTACGCTCGTCCTAAACCGGATATTATCGAACTGATATAGCTATGCGCAGTATCTTCTGACCGGCAGACTCTGTAACCGAGCACACGGACGTGGGAGAAGGACGGACAGATTCAGGCGACGCCTCTATAACATCATCTGAGGGGACCGAGTTATCCAAGTTTGCAACTTGAGACACCTCGGGCCCCTCGTATGACGCACAAGGCGTAGCTCATCAACGAAGTACAGAAATGTGCCAGTTAGTATGACTTCCACCGGTGGCGCACACCACCACTCCCTGACGGATGGCTGAAGTTTATGAAACAGGTCTCTTAACCAGAGTAGTTGATCCTGGACGTCGTCGTATACTACTTATGACGTCCTGGATCATCTATTCTGGCGAATCCTGTGTCAAATCAGAAACATAAAGTATTGTGCCTAGCCACCGGTCAGGGAATTACCCTATCACGAGGGTAGTCTTCAGAGGAGAGTGAATTTATAGTGCTGTTTACATGCCGCCGGCCTTCACTGGAATCCCAGTGCCATCCGGCGACTTACAACAGCCCTCGAATCAAGCTGCTATAGCTACGTGCCACACTCTCAGATGAAGACAACGTTATTGCCAAACGAGGTACACAAGGAGGTTGCGTATTTATACCCGCTGGGTAAATAACGCGGGGAGTCATCCTTAGAGCAACGATGCTCCCCGCGTAAACCCAGCTGGTTCCAATCATCAGCCTGTAACAAGACAACAGACCTATGAGTGTACCTACAAACAACCATGTGAATTGCATCACGACTTATCAAGAGTATGAGGTTTAATATCCCGTAAGGTGGAATACCTGTGCCTGCCGATATCTCCGCAGGCACAGGTATCCAGTCACGGGACCGAATCGAGAACATATATCCATGCAACATAATACATGAGATAAGTCTAGGTTATTGCGAGCCGAATGGTGCGCAAGGAGAATAGATTGTACAATACGGTATCAATCATCCTGAGCATCCAGGTGATTACCTGGATCCGTCAGGACTTAGATACAGTATTAATCAAGACCTTATAGTTACGCAACAGATTCTCTGAGCGCACTCCTATTAACCAATACAATAGAATTATGACATACGACGAGATTATCAATGCAGTTGAGAATGGTGCTAAGTTCACCATCAACTTTCAGAAGAGAACATGTAGGGTGAATGGTAAGATAGTAATGTCTGAGGAAGATAAGCCGAAAGATACACCTTACCTGACACATGCAGTAGTTCTGTTTGCGATAGAGCAGAGATACAAGGCATACAAGCATTCTGTGCCTTCGGAACGCTCTGAATCACATCGCCGCTACTACTTCAAGGCTTTGCCAGAGAAAGAGCTCTCAGACGAAGATATGATGTATGGTGAGCTACGGGAGGTAGCTAGATGTAAGCTGGAGCTATACATACTGATTCAGCTTCTAAGAGGCAACCTTGCATGGGAGAACAGATGGGGAAGATGGTTCTGGAAGTCCGAGAACGACAAGGATCTGATTATCCTCAGAGACTGGATTGAGCCAAACAAGGGTGGGGCGTAAGCCTCATCCACTAGAGTTAAATAAATTTTTAGTATAACCAATTTAAAATTAATTGAATTATGAAGCAGATTGTAACAATCACTGGTGAGAATCTTAAGGTAGTAGCTAACAATGTAGAGGTTAATGCAGCTTGTGCAGGTAAGAAGACCAAGGCGCAGATGCGTCTCGAAGCTCTTAAGGCAGCAGGTGTTGATACTAGTAAATACTTCCCTCTCGGTGACGACAAACTTATCAAAATCGAAAATGGTGCAGCAGTTCCTGTTGATATGGACGATGCAACCATCGATGCGGTAGGCAAGCAGATTGTCGAGGGTGGATACGTAAGTAACTGGAAGCTGTTCCGTCGTTGGGTGATGAGCCAGATGTTTCACATGTTGCGAGACGTGGAGAAGGACGGCAAGTCATTCAACGAGGTGTTGCAGCGCAAGGGCTACGAGTATCAGTGGCGCATGCTTGAAAATGAGCTCTACGCTCAGATGAAGATGTGTGACCACAAGGACTACGAGAACACCAAGGCGAGATATCGCTGGTTCAACGGCTGCGTAGCACACGATATGGCTATTGACTATATTAACAAGCTTCGCAGCTACATTGACGACAAGTGCATCTACACAACCAAGAAAGACAAGGATGGAAAAAAGAAGAAGACATACAAGCATACATGCAAGGGTAATCCTTATATCCGTCTTCAAAACGAAAACATCTTTGTCGCTGACTTGGATAGAAAGGTATACAATCCTCTCCGTGACCTTGCCAACAAGATGGCTACTGTAGAAGACCACAAGGATCTCTACGATGCCGTTCGCAAGTTCAACAAGAACCGCAAGCATCTCGCGTGGGATACCAAGCAGGCTGATGCGTTCATTACTGCCTACAAGGGTTCAGGTTCCTACTACACGATGAGAAACCTCATCATGTTCCACGGAGCAAGATTCCTGAAGAACGGACGAAAGATGTCAGAGACAAATTCTCTGAAGGAACTTGAGTCTAAAGCCAAGCTCTACGATGAAGAGGGTTGGAAGATGCTCGGTGTACTCAAACAGCTTATCAAGGACAATAATATCAGCGTCCAGGGCAAGATTCTTGAGTGGAAGAAAGACAAGAGCGAGAACAAGTAATCATCAGTAGGACGTAAGGTTCGCCACCTAAAGTATGGTGGCTCGGCAGCTTGTGTTTACAAGAGCTTCTACAACGAAGGATCTCCTCCAGTGCATTCACTGGAGGTAATCCTTCGAGCTAAAGCTCTATAGATCGAACTTATATAGTAAGGCGCCAGCCGGGGACCATTCTAGCCAAAAGTCGGTTACTGATTCGGTAACCGATTCAATGTTTAACCAAAAAATAAAGAATTATGAAGGAAATTAATGTAGACACAAGAAAGTATGTGAAGGCTCCTATTGACGGGAAGAATATCGTCGAGGAATCACTTCTAGACACCATCTTTGACGATTCTCAATATCTCACCAATAAGTTTTTTTCATTGGGATTTGTCGGAGGCGCACCTACAATGATAGAGTATAACGGAAACTACCTATCTATCAGGAAGCTACGATCGTGGATTACATCAGAGTGGGGTAGAGAGATTGTAAAACGACTGACTGGAGAATCAAAAAATAATTTATACTATTTCGAGACGAAGCAGTATCTAGACGAACGCCAGGCTGAGCCTTTAATCTATACATTCTTTCTGAGCACAGATTACCTTACTGTAAGATTTCACTACAATGTAAAATTAGATGTCGATTAGCCAAACAGGTCAGTCGTTAGCAGCGGCTGACTACTCATATCATAACTAAATTTTGTTTAAATGGTTCAAGCCGGTCTGTCGTGAGACACGCCGGTTTTTTATTCCCCAAGTTTAACCAATCAAATTAGAATTATGAGTAGAAATTACTGGACATTAGGTAAGGAAGGAATGAAGACTCGTCTGTCAAAGGCACAGGCAGCTTATGAGAACGCATTAGAGAACGTCAGCGACTTGCATGTCAAGATCAGTGATGGCAACACAAAATTGGGAGCAATCCCATCCGTGTCGCTTATCCCGGTCATGGATTGCGGTAACTGTGCAATCTGTGCCAAGAGCTGCTATGACCTTCGCAACGACCTCATCTACAAAGAGGTCGTCAAGACTAGAGCTATAAACTCCGCAATCTACCACGAGGATCCTGAGCGATACTTCAAGGAGATTGATGACTACCTCAACTACCGCTATCCTAGAGCATTCCGATTCCATATCGGAGGCGACATACAGGACAAATGGTATCTTGACAAGATGTGCGAGATTGCTCGCAAGCATAAGGATACCAAGTTCCTGGCGTTCACGAAGATGTTCGATGTGTGCAACGAGTACCTCGATGAGGGCAACGTAATCCCTGAGAACATGCATATCCTATTCAGCGGATGGCTTGGTCTCAAGATGGATAACCGCCACGGATTCCCGGAGGCGCATCCTATCTTCGAGAGCGGAACGTCTGCTCCGGAAGGAACACGTCTGTGTACCGGAAACTGCACAGAGTGCCTGAAGGAAGACAGACTATGCTGGTCTATTGGGAAAGGCCAGGCGGTAGGATTCCTTGCACACTAGCCAAAATCCTCGTCAGGAATGACGGGGTACATTATGTTTAACCAATTAAAATTTTAAATTATGGCAACAGCAAGAAGAGGTACAAAAATGCTCAAGGCTTCTGACATCATGAAGAGAAAGGGCATCGTCCAGAAACAGATGGACATGAACAAGTTCAACGAGGTTGTAGAGAATTTCTTCATGACACATGAGGCAAAGGAAACGATTCTCCTGACTCCAAAGAGATTCATCGAGATGGATAACCCGCCAGAGGGAGACTTCATCGACTATCTCGATGTCAGCGTGTGGGAGAAGAAGAGTGAGGACCCGGACGACCCATTCGACTTCATCGACTATCAGTTCATGAAGAAGAACGGAATGCTCCGTCCTATCCTTATGGTGAACGAGCCATTCATCGGCAATGCTGCCGGGTGGCTGAGAGATTTTTGTGGATTCACTGTGAAGAGCAGAACACGAAAGAAGAAGAAGGAATACATCGTGTCTCTGCCGGTTTGAGCCGAACAAGGCGTGGAACATTTTGTTTCACGCTCCTAGTATTAACCAATCAAATAGAAATATGGAAGATTTAGAAAGATTCAAGAAGTTCGTCAGAGAGAATAACCCTATGATCCCTGACTTATTACAGGAGTTTGAGCCAGTCCGCAAGATTGATTCCGTAGAGGATATCGATGATTGCGATTGGATTCACCTTATGAATGAGTACGATGCGGCGAACATCACATGGAAGGCTCAGATGATGGCGCAGGAAGTCGAAGATGCGCTCGGTAGCGATGAGTATACCTGTCATATACAGGAATACCCGAAGACCGGCCGTGTAGGTGTTATCATCGATGGAACACAAGAGTTCCTCGGTAATAAGAGCGAGTGCGAGAATTACCTTCAGGGCTTCCTAAGAGCCCTGGAAATCAAAAAAGAGAATCAGTAAGCCAAACAAGCCTGCCGGAAACGGCGGGCATCAAGTCAAACCAAAATATAAAGAATTATGGATAAGAAAGAATTGAAAGACAAGATTGACGAGTTACGTTCAACAGCAAAGATGGAGCTTGCATGCACCATCCGAGAGATAATGAGAGAGCACAATGTGCAGAAAAAAGAGCTTGACTGGCCAGTATTCGCAGGATATCACACGGAAGTATACTCCGTAGAGATAGACAATAGTGACACTGTAATCCCAGTCATACACACAAGGGATACCCCTACAGGCTTACCACTCAAAGATGCAAGCTCATTTGATGATAGCATCTCCATTGACCTGCTTGCTGATATTGCTACCGAGCTGAATAATGAGCTGAACGGGTATGTAAGCGTATATGAGGCCAGGTACAGATTCCTCTATGACGACGGAACGACTGCTCCTATGGATGAGCCTTACCTCTTCCAGGCTGAGTCTGACAAAGAGGCTCGTGAAATAGCAGAAGACTATCTGGAGGTGTGGAATGAATGTAATGATGATACGGTAGAAATCGTGTCAGTCGAGAAACAGACTTCTTCGGAAGGTTAAATTAGCGTTAAAAACGGCAAAGACGATGGTTTATATTATAAACTTTTCGTATCTTTGCCACTAGTAACCAAAATTATAGAATTATGACAGAAGAAATAAGAATCAAAACAAGAGATTGGGAGAGACTTCTGAGCTATACACAGCAACAGAAGTATAAGACTGCCATCAAGCAGGGTTGGTTCGCAGACTATCACAGCAATGCATGGAGGCATGACACATTCTATGGTGCTTATATCTGGAAATACCCAAAGCTCATTAAGGTCGTAAGGATGTTCGAAGAACTTCTTGGGCACAAGCCATTATGGGAAGACGTTACTGACGATAACCTTCGCGACCTGTTCGAGAAAATTCAGGAGAACTACGCTCCTAACTCGGCAAGAACCGTATGTGCAACCATCAAGGCTGTGATACGTGAGAACGATGCTACCAGGGAAATTCCTAGTCCTACGTTCGGCAGAATACTTAGAGCGAAGGCAGTACCGGTCCAGTCTGTATATCTCTCTGATGAGGAGATAAACAGAATCATAAAGTACAACCCTCACGGGAAAACAAAAAGATATGTTCAGAGAATGTTTATCATGGAATGTCTCTGTGGCGCACGTTACAGCGACTGCCAGAGAATGACGGAAGAGAACATAGATGATACCGGACACTTCCTCGTGTATGTTACTCAGAAGACAAAGACCGAGGTAAGGGTTCCACTTCACAAGAAGCTCCGCAAGTTCCTCGTATGCGGTACTGGTGACGAGCCTCTTCCGGGTGAGATAGGTGAAAGGACGTTCAATAGAGCACTCCGCGATATCTGTCGTGACTGCGGAATAGATACGAACACGAAGGTGTTCAAGGCTGGAAAGGAAGAGACAGGAAAGAAGTATCGGTTCGTATCATCCCATACCGGCAGACGCTCGTTCGCAACGAATCTATCAAAGAAGGGAGTGCCTCTTGAGCAGATTGCCGTCATGATGGGACATACCAGTAACGGTATGCCGAATATCCAAATGACACAGCGCTACATCGTCGGTAAGACCGAGATTGACAGCAATACACTGAGATTGTTCGGCGTCTATGAAGAAGACCTCGATAACGGTCTAGATGAGGATTAAGCTAAAACTGGAGGTGGTTAGCAGCCATCTCCTGCCATTGTTTAACCAATTAAAATAATGAATATGGTAGAAGATTATACAGTAGAAGAGTTGAATAAACTCATCAATGAGTGTCGGAAGAAGTACGAAAAGCTAGAAAAGGAGACCGTTATGAAGGCTCTGACTGGTGAGATTGGTACGAACTCCGCAATGGTGGAAGAGTTGGAAATTCTCAACATCCACTATCACGATGAAATGGATGAGTACGATATCACTGCACCTGACCTGAATCCTGACCTTATCGAGAACTTCAAGATGGCAGAGCGTAATGGCAAGAACGTCATCTTCGAGGCACAGGAGTATCTGAAGATTCTCGGTATGTGCGAAGAGATGTTCAACCAGAAGATGTGGGTCAACGAAGATGGCCACATATGCGATGAAGAAGGTAATAGACTTTCCGCCGACAGAGAGCATCGTGTTTTCGAAGTCATCAAGTGCGGGAAATAAGATATTTCTAGTTTTTCATAGCTAGATTGTTTAAATGAGTGTCCTCTCTTGCCCGTGAGGGTAGGGGAGGATTTTAAAAACGGCCCCGATTAGCCAAAAATAGGGAGCTTCGGCTCCTGCAATTAATAACCAAGCCCTACGCATCACGGTTAAGCGAGAAATTATGAAGAAGATTTTATTTCTGTTGGTGTTTATCCTTACAGCAGCATCATCTTTCGCGCAGGAGAAGCATCCTTACTACTGTACCATTAGCGGTACGTACAACCTGGCGATGAAGATCAGACTAGAACTTGAATGGGGCGAACAGAAGCAGTCTGTAGCCCTTCGTGACGAGGAGGGAAAGAAGATTGAGTTCAATAACCTCACAGACATTCTCAACTACATGTCAGCGAGAGGATGGCAGTTCGTTACCGAATTGAATTATGACGGGCACATACATTACCTTCTGAAGAAGGATGTCTCTTCCCCGGAGGAGGCAAAGCAAGGACTTCGATTCAGTACGGACGAATAACAGCACTATAGCCGCTCATCACTTCACAGATGGGCGGCTATTTTATTAAGATAACCATCAAAAAAGCAACGAAAATCACTCTTTTTTCTTAAACTACGTTAATTGTAAATATTCTGTACTTTAATGAATATTACAATTAGCTGTTTTTACTTCGCTTGAAACATTTAGCTATACCAGTATCTTTAAAACGTTTGTCCTCACTTTTTACTTTAATAAGTACGGTTTATGGTGAAAAACAGAACTATTGCACGGAATAGAAAATCGTAGTATCTTTGCAGTGCTTATCAGAAATCGCTCGCTGATAAATTGAATATGCTTTATCTTAGTGGCTTTTGCCACTCCATGATATACCCTATCCAAAACTCGGAGAGCGACTGAGTAGAGGATAGGGTAAATTCTTTTATCCTATTCCTCGAAGTCAAGGTGGAAGAGACGGCTTAATACACCACGCACACCAAGACTTTAAATGCAAGTGGGACTCATGGCAAAAGTGCAGGGTTTAATCGCAGAAGGCACGAGAAGGGTGGATGCTACAATCCGAAAGCTGCGACGCTGAAGCACGTGTAGTTCGTGTAGAGGTCGAATGAAGGGTCAATATACTGGGTCCATGCCATTCGAGGAATCCCACGCCTACAAGTTTTTTATTGTGGGTAAGGGGGATTCTCTCAATCAGCTATCTGCAACCTGTTCCATATTCTTTAAATAATGTAAGTATAAATTTAAATAAAATATTATATCATGGATAAAGATAAAGAAAATAATATTATTATACCCACGCGCGAGGAGTTTGAGGACTTCTGCTCACTGAAGCTTGGGTATAATGACAGAGAGTTCACATCAGAATTGTGGAAAACCTGCCAAAAAGTTGGTTGGAGAAAGAAAAACGGCGACCCTCCAAAGAGTTGGCAGATACTGGTTGTATGCTATAATGGCATCGTGCTTCCAAAATTCGGTCGCAAACCATACAAACGAGCATCAGTATCAGAAAAAAGTGGAGAAGAAGAGGAGTTCCCGGATAACGGCATACACTATATCGCCTATACTGACGGTAGCTGTGATAACAACTCGGCCACAAAAGCAGGTGGATCTGCTTACGTCTTAATCAAGGATGGAGAAGTTGTTAGAGTCAAGAATCACAGTCAGCTCAATACGACAAATAATCGCATGGAGCTGCTTGCTATAATTTCAGCAGTCAATGCTTGCCCAGACGGCGCTTGTATCGATGTTTACACTGATAGCAAATATAGCATACTGACTCTAGAGAAGTCATACAAGCCGGATATAAATGGTGACCTGTGGGAACTGTACCAAAAGCATTCTCGCCACGTTGCTGGAGTTCGCTTGCATTGGGTTAAAGGCCACAACGGTGACCATTATAACGAGATGGTAGACGAAATGGCGTACGGAGCGTATTGTGAGATTTGTGACAAATATGGAATAAAGAAAAGTAATAGACACTAAGATAAAAAATTATGGTAAAAGCTACATTTATTACGGGCATAGACACTAATACTTTGCCTACAAAAGAAGAGTTTGTTTGTTATTGTAACAGAGTGTACCTTCCAGATGTTGACGATAACAGAATAGAGGCGTTATGGAAAAGATTAAATGACACAGGCTGGATTACCTGTCGTGGTAAAGTAACGAAATGCTGGCCCTCGTTTGTAAAGTCCACTTACGAGAAAATGTGGAGGGAGGACTTCGGTAAGGAATACGACGAATGGTATAGAGCCAAAGAAGAATACGAAACGGAGCGTTTTCAGTGGAAAGGAAGCGTAGAGATGTATGCCTACGGACAGCCAAATCCGAGAATGTACGACATTTGGTTTGGGACAGATTTCAAAATGAACGTTAATGGCACTTGGTCTTATTGCGCTTTAATCTCTGCTGTTCACGACAGGGATATATACAGTATCTTTAAAGATTCAGTATCGGAAGAGAATGAAATGAATAAAGTAAAAATGAAGCGCATTCTCCTGGACAATATTTCAGAAATGCTTGATAGACTTCCAGCAGATGCAGAAGTAACTATTCACTCACAAGATAAAGAGATTCTCGCTTGCATGGAGGATCCTTCGCATTTCCCTATGGATTTTCAGGTAGAAATCGCAAAATTTTCCAAAGCAAGTAAAAGAGTTAAATCTGTTAGTTTTAGGTTCGCCGGCGGCTTTCATCCTCGTAATATTGCTATGACTTATGATGAAATGGCATATTGGGAAAGGGTTCAGACACGAGAGGATGATGGACTAGAAGTAAGACCTTACACTAGATTCGTACCGACAAAAAACAATAAATAACATGGCAAGAATAACAAGAAACAAAGCTGCCGAGATACTGGGAGTATCAAGACAGACTATCAGCAACTACATCAAGGAAGGCATCCTTGGAAGCTACGTAGGCGAACACGGCATCCTGTATGTCAACAGCGAGGATATCGAGAAATATGCTCAGAAATACAAGATGATTGCAGCAAACGAGAAGATGATTGACGAGAAGCTCAAGGAAGTCGAGTATCGCAAGCGAGCAATCAACATCGAGCTCACTGAGCTGAGAGACAGAGCTACCGCAAACGGCAAGCTGGCTGCAAACGCCGTAGGCATGCTGTTCGGTGTAATCAATACAATGTCGCATCTTGGGGTATTACCGAATCTTACCTATCGTGAGTCCAGTCTTCTGAAAGACATCATTAACGGAATGACCTATGACGAGCTGTCAATCAAGTACGGCGTGTCTGCAACGAGAATCAGGCAGATTGCAGAAAAGACTTGCAACAAGCTTACCTACAACGAGAATATTGTAATTGCTGAGCTCTCAACGAACAGAACCTTGCAGTATGAGGTTGAGCGCCTGAAGAAGGTAATCAAGTCGCTACAGGTAAGCTTCGACGAATACCGGCGCGCGAAAGGAGACAAGCCTGTCAGTAGCGCAGTACTTCCTCCGCTGATCCTTTCTAGGGATATAAATGACTGCGGCTTCTCTGTCCGCATCCTGAATACACTCAAAACACTCGACGTATATACAGTAGGTGACCTGGTTCGTAATCTCCGCGGAAGGTCAGAGCTTATGAAGCTCAGGAATCTCGGCAATAAGAGCGTCTATTCCATCCTTGACTTCGTTGTGGAAAACAATCTCGACTTCAAGGAGAACGGAGAGTCTGAGGAAGACTTCTACATCAGGCTCAATAACAAGTTGTCAAACCAAAAAGATTAAGTATATTTTTTTAAAATTTTAAACATTATGAGTGTAAAAAACATTATTTTGGCATCAGTACTCGCAATAGTAGTACTCGCCGCAGGTTCAGTTATCGGTTGTTATTTTCATTACAACAACCAGGAAATCTCACTTCGCCAGCAGTCAGAGGCTCAGCGTGGCAAGATTGAGGGTGTTCACGACAAGATGTGGAAGGTTCTTCAGCAGAAGGCACAGGTTACGGATGAGTACAAGTCCGCATTCGAGTCCATCTATCCGAAACTTATCGAGGGCAGATACTCAAAGGGAGACGGCTCTCTTATGAAGTGGATCAAGGAAAGTAATCCTAACTTCGACGTTTCGCTCTACAAGGACCTCATGCAGTCCATAGAGATTCAGCGCTCCGAGTTCCAGACATCACAGGAGAGAATGCTCGATATCATCCGTGAGCACGAGACGCTCGTGAAGACATATCCGGCGAAATGGTTCATCTACGATACAAAACCTATCGAATACAAGGTTATCTCCTCATCCAAGACAAAGATGATCATGCAGCTTGGAGAGGATAACGACGTAGACCTGTTCAAGAAGTAACGGCTTATGGAAATATTCATATTCCTAATCCCATTCGTGGTTGCTGCTTTCCTGTTGATTTTCTTCAGGAAGCAGACCACCTGGTGGGAATACGCAGTACTCATTGTTCCTTCCATCCTCATAGGCATCCTCATGGAGTTCGTGTTCAAGCAGTCCAATGCTGCTGACACGGAGTATCTCGGAAGCTACGTGACAAGAATCCGTCATTACGATGCCTGGAATGAGTACATACACCGCACGTGTACAAGGACTGTCGGAAGCGGAAAGAATCAACGTACGGAAACATACGATTGTTCGTACGTAGACAATCACCCTGAACGTTGGACTTATTTTGATGCTAGGAACAAGGAAGAATACTTCATGACCGACAACGAGTTTAATGTAGTCAGAAAGATTCTCGGAACCCAAAGCGTGTTCATTGATATGCACAGGGATTACTACACTAAGGATGGCGATGCTCAGGAATGGGCGTGGGATGGCTCCATTGAAAACTCGTACACATTATCTTCCGAGCACGATTATAAGAATAAAGTGAAAGCCTCACGTTCTATTTTCAAGTTTGAGGATATTGATTATCAACAGGCACGAAAGCTTGGATTGTTCGAGTATCCGGATATCGTTCTTTATGACCAGAACCCTGTGCTTGGACTGAAGATTCCGAAGAACCAGGAGAAGGCGATGAGATGGCTGAACGGATACTATGGCGAGCGGAAGCAGTTTAGGGTGTTCGTCCTGTTCTTTACGAACAAGCCGGAAGAAATCGTTGAAAAGCAGCGCTCATACTGGCAGGGCGGCAACAAGAATGAGCTTGTCGTGTGCGTCGGTATTGACAAAAACAAGAATGTCAAGTGGTGCAACGCATTCTCGTGGTGTGACAGTCCTGTTGTAGGCGTGAAGAGTCGAGACTGGTTTATGAGTAATCCGGTAAATCTCGAAAAGTATGCCGAGTACATAGGTCCGATTGTAGAAAAGGAATGGCATAGAAAGAATTTCGAGGATTTCGACTATCTTACCATCGAACTATCTGACGGGCAGTACTGGGCTATCATCATTCTCTTGCTGATATTCAACATTGTAATGAGCTCATGGATTATTTCTAACGATTATAAAAACGATTTGTAGCGTGTCAACAACCCACAGGTTAAAGACCTGTGGGCTTGAAAAAGCCCAAGTTGATTAGCCTAAGCACTTCGGGTGCTACGTTAGGAGAGAATATATAGGCACCAACGGATGTTTGTTCAAGTCTGTTGCTCTGCGGTCAGTGATTAAACAGTTCTGTGAGGTAGGAACAGTGTTGCTGACAAAAAACCTTTCCATAACATTGGCGATGAGCATTTAACGGAGAAATCCGACTTACAGTAAAATTAAAAAAAGTAAAAAACGAATGGTTTATGTAATAGGCAAAGAAGGACAGGCACTTATGCCGACTGAAAGATTTGGCAAGGTGAGAAGATTATTGAAAAATGGTCTTGCTCACGTTGTATGCCGTATCCCATTCACAATTCAATTGGATTATGAGACAACTTATTTCGTTCAGCCCATAAGTTTGGGTGTAGATGCTGGTAGTAAACATATCGGCATTTCGGCAACAACAAGTGAGAAGGAATTGTATGCAGCAGATGTAGAACTGAGAAATGACATTGTGGAGAAACTATCTACTCGTAGAGAACAAAGAAGAACGCGTAGAAATAGATTACGTTATCGTAAGGTTCGTTTTAACAACAGAGTATCTTCAAAACGCAAAGGTTGGTTAGCACCATCTGTTGAAAACAAGATTCAAACTCACTTAACTGTTGTAGAAAAAATTCATAAGTTCCTACCAATAACTAATATCGTAGTTGAGACTGCTTCATTTAACATACAAAAGATTAAGAATCCAAGTATATCAAGCGAAGAATATCAGAAGGGCGAACAGCTTGGCTTTTGGAACGTCCGCGAGTATGTTTTGTTTAGGGATAATCATACTTGCCAACATTGCAAGGGTAAGAGTAAAGATCATATCTTGAATGTACATCACATTGAAAGTAGAAAAATCGGAGGAAACTCTCCAAGCAATCTAATCACGCTATGTGAATCTTGCCATAAGGCATATCACAATGGTAAGATAGATATAAAGGTAAAACGTGGTGCATCATTCAGGGATGCAGCATTTATGGGGATTACTCGTTGGACTACATACGAGAGGCTAAAGAATATCTATCCTAATGTAAATATGACTTTTGGATATATCACAAAGAACAATCGTATCACTAATGGTCTACCAAAAGACCATTATGTTGATGCAAGATGTATAAGTGGTAATTCTAAAGCAAAACCGCTTGGGTATTATTTCTACCAAAAGAAAGTACGTTGTCAGAATAGACAAATACACAAGGTTAATTTCTTGAAAGGTGGTAGGAAGAAGCTCAATCAAGCACCATTCTTGGTAAAAGGGTATAGGTTGTTTGACTTGGTTGAATACCAAAATGATTTGTATTACATATTTGGGAGAAGAGATAGCGGATTCTTTGATATTAGAAAATTGGACGGAACAAAAGTAAACAAAGGTTCTATCAGTTGTAAATACATACGATTGGTAGACATCAGAAGAAGTGTATTAACAGAAAGAAGGAAAAGTTGCTCAATTCCTCCCACAAACTAAAGATTTGTGGGTTTCCTTGAGCTAATTTTATGAAAGAAAGATTAAAA